CCACTATGCTTCAGGAAAACGGCGTGGACATCGGCGCTGCGGCGGCAGTTATGGGTCACACATCCACCGCCACAACGAGCCGTGTCTACACTCATCAGAACCTCCAAACCGTCCTTCGAGTCGGCGAGTCTTTCAAGCGATTATAAACTCTTATACATCCCACATATTGGAAGAAAAATATTATGTCAACACTGTGTCACATTTTTGGCACACAAATCTGTGACAATCGGTGACAATCTGGGACTTTTTCACATAAAATTTGGGAATTATCCGCAAAACAAAAACCCTTGGAATCGTTGAAATTCCAAGGGTTTTAAGGTGGTGGGCTGTATTGGACTCGAACCAACGGCCTCTTGCATGTGACGCAAGATTCACCATTGAAATTTCAACGGTTGCAGACCTGTGTCACACTTTTGGCACATTGAATATTTGTCCAGTAGCACCAGTTATTAGCATATTTATAAATATGCACGAGTTGTTATAAGTATTCTTTCCACGGATTGTTCTTGACGGTATCCCACTTACTGTTCCAAAGCACTGCTTTTTCATGTGGGGTCAACCAATCCATTTGATCGAGAGCATACCTGCCTTCCTTCTGGTCGATGCTTCCATTGTTCTTTACATTGCCATCATCATCTACACTCACGCCAGCCTCGTCTGCTTTAGTACTGTAGACTTGCCAAATGACAACATTCCGAAGGTCTACATCTTGGTACTTGTCCAACTCTCCAGTCGGGTTCTTTCCCATTTTGATGAGAGCCTCGTCCATTGCCATAAGTTGAGCGAAGCCTTTTCCGCTCGATCCTTTTATCTTCTTCAGGGCAAGCGCTCTATCGTCAGGTGATGTCAAAACGCTGAACACATCGTTCGCCAGGTTGTAATAATTATTGTTGTAACTGCCCTGATAATTGAAGTACTGTTTATAGTTGAGTTCGTACTCTGCACCAGAGCCATCCTTTATGGTTGTTCCCATTACTGTTGGCAATAAGCTTGTGTCATTGTACTTCTTGAATACCTCGTAAACAGCACGCTGACTCTGCGGTACGCCGTTCTCAACACTTTCCTGATAGTCAGAAATCATGTCCAGAACTTTCTGTCGATAGAGTCTGCTATCTGCGGTCTCATCCATCTCCTTCGTCAGTGAATAGTAGTTGCCATAGAAGGTTTTCATTTTATTGTCCATGCTATAGCGGTATACCTTCTCAGCATTTTCTTTGTCAGAGTTCTTCTTCTTTTCACTCGCATCAGCTTGGTCATACATCCAGTTCACGAGATCGTTGCTATATTGACTGTCCTTAATCCAAGCGTTTCTTACACCGAGGGTTTTGTCTTTATAGAAATCATCCTTCGGGAACCACGCCTGCATTGGCTTCCAAACATTGCTGAACACCTGCTGACCAACGAAGTCGATCTTCTGCGGACTCAAGTTAAATGCCTGACCGATATAGTATGCCGGGATAGAAGTCTTTCCAGTAAACTGATCCTTCTTCTCATAGTTCAGCAAAGATTCGCTCACGATATTTCTACCGAGGAAGTCTTTGTTTGCGTGTGCATATGCAAGAACGCCGAACACACCGAGGTTTGTCGGCCACTCTTCCATTGCTTCAAACACGGACTTATCCTTATCGATAGCACCGTCTGCAAGTTCTGCTAAATAAGCGGGAAGTAAATTGTCGGATGTGTATTGTGCGAACTCATCCCAAGCATGGTCATCGGTACGCATCCTGTCTTCCCAACATCTCTCAATGAAGGAGGAAAGGATACCAAGTTCTCTTGCCTTTGGTAATGCGAGGAACTCACCATTCTTAAGACTCAATCCAAATCTGTTTGCAATATCTGCCGGAATGCACCAGTAGTTGTTTTTAGTGAAGGTTGATAATTGCTCGTACTCCTTCTCTTTATCCTTGTCTCTATAGTTGAGTGCAATAGTAATGGCTGCCATGAGTGCGGACTGCGCTACAAAGAACGCAGCTCTGCCTGCGAGCACTTTTGCCTTCTCGTTCGTTGGGACATTCGCTGCCGTGAAAAATCTCACGAACTTATCGATACCCTGAATGTTAGCATTGAAGAATGGAGTCACCATGTTAATTTGACGGGACATCCATCCTGATCTGCGGAAGTTGACCGTAACATCACAGGCTTCATAGAACGCCTTTTGTGGCTCAACACCCTGATTACGCAGTGCTCTATAGGTCGCAAAACGAGGTCCAAGTTCCACGGTATCACTCACCAACTCGATCATCTCTATTGGAGATTTAATGAGTGATGATAATTGCGGAATATGGCGTTTCTGCTGTGTGGCTTTAATCCGCATCTGCTTTCTTGCTCTATCTGCAGTGTTGATATCTGCAGTGTAAGCAGAAGTCTTTCCGCCGCCCATTGCGAGGTATTCCATATAATATGGATCAACCTCAACACCAACGGAATTCTTTATATTATTGCTATAAGCCTTTGCGATTCCACCGAAAATCTTGAGTGGAGATTTCGTTGGGGAGTAAGTGTACAGTGTGCCTAAGTCCTTTGGAGCGTTTCTCGACAGAGACCAAATGATGTTGTTGCCAGTGATGTTCGATGTCATAAATCTCGACATAACGGCATATGCCTCAAGCAATCCTCCGGCTCTGTTTGGCTGCATCTTGGTTAATGACTCAAGTAGGAATGGATCGTTAATCTTCCAGAATTCTTCCTTGCCATCACGGAGAAGGGTGACCTTATCACCAACGGCCTTTCCTACACTGTATTGAGTAATAACTGCGTCAATGCCATCGATGATATCCTCAATGGCATCAAGACTTTCATCTGCGATCTGCCCCATAGCGTTTGCGTCTTCGAACTGAGTTGCGAGTTTCTTTTTTAGGGCTTCGGTGTAAAAGTTCTTGCCAACCATTGGGGCAGGTATCTTTTCCATAATATTGGCATCCACATTGTTCTTCACTGCAGCATCTGCAATCTCGACCATAACTTGGTTACTCATTCCCGCCTTAACCATCCTGATGATGTTCATCATGATGTTGTCAACGGGATGGTAAATATCCCTGGTTGAGCCTTTTGCTTTATGGATACCACTTGTTTGATTTGCGAATCCTCTTCTGGACTGGTCGCCCACAACGAATCCGTTTCTCGAATCACGAACGATTACACGGTTAAATGGAACATAGTATTTCCACCGTTCTGTCCATTCGTTATATACTTCCTCGCTAATGAGTCCAGTCTCAACCCCCCAAGTATAGAGGAACTGATTTTGGAAGTTGTACAGTTTTTCGGCAGACTCTTTAAATGCCGGATACTTCTCTTCGAGTTCCGCTGCCCTCTTATTCATCCACTCTGCCGTGTTTTCAGTTGGGTGAGAAAATACATCGCCTCCTGTAGTTTCCATGAATTCTGGACCATGTTTTACGATTAAGTATTCACCAAACGCTTTGTACTCCACATCGTCATTAAGATTGATTTCATTCAGAGCAGCAGTGAGTCCTTCACTTACCATCGTGCCGTCCTTGTCGAACAATGCACCAACAATGATTTGTCCAGCTCTTGCATCAGCATAAGCGGCATTGGTTGCGAGGATGTAAGCATTGGAGCCAGTAGCTTTACTGAAGTCGTTGATAGCAGCATTAGAGTCCACAAACATTTGATAAAGATGTTTACACTTATCTTTCAGTTTTTCACCGAAGGTTCTGTAATCAGGCTGACCTTCAGAGCGGAGACGAACGGATTGTTGAGCTGTCTTGGCACTTGCTACATAGTAAGCGTTAATATTATCAGCCAAGGCGAACATGTTCGCACGGTCATCTTCACTCATTGCGTTCAAATAGAAGTTACTGAATTCGGGGAATCTGTTGAGGACATTATCTCTATTTTGGAGGAACTCTCTGTTATATTCTGCGATAGCCTCACCAAGTCGTTTGCTTTCAGGATAACTTGCTATGAGAGCCTGAACTCCCTTTCTGTGTCTTGTCAGCAACTCGTTTTTCATTGACTCAGTAAGTTTCGACTGAATGTTGTACTTTAAATCTAATGCGTGACCGAGTTCATGGCAGGCAGTCGGGATATCGTTGCTGAACTTGATGCGGATACCCTTGTTGTTTCTGTTGAATGTACCAAGAACATCCTTCTTTCGAATCTGACCTTCCGTAATATTGTGCCCAAAATCATGTTCCATCTTGGCGATAATGTCAGTCGGAGACAAAACTTTTGTTGCTTTGTTTCCTTTAGTTTTCGTTGTTTTCCATTCTTCAGGATTCAGATTGGCGTGGCGATAGTCCACTCCATCATCGGTTTCTGTTTCAATGGTCTGCGCTTTGCGGAATTCCTCGGTGGTGGTTACATCAATATCCTCGCCCTTCGAATACGCCTGACCGATCTTCTCAAGCATCTTAGCTCTTCTATCATTGATTGTGTCATAGACTTTCGTAAGGTCTACATCGCCGATATCGATAGTGTTAGGAGACTTGAAGACCATGTTCAAGATATCGTTGGTAGCAAACTGTGTCGCAAGGTCGAGGTTGTCATTGTACGGATTCTCGTAGATATTCCTGTAGTTTCCAACAACCTCTGCGATCCGTTCTGCCATCTCATACTGTTTTAAGTTTGTCGGGAAAAGTTCGTCACCGAATGCCTTGTTGAGTCTGTCGTACACAGCCTTTACAGGTACACCGTTCTGTTCGATACGGATATTGTCGATGTTTGCAGTCTTCCATCCTTGATAATTCTCGATGTATCTCGAAATATTTCCAGGAATCTTGACTGGCATTTCATCGACAATCTTCAGCATCTTCGCATAAGTCTTGTACCCATCAGTATCTGTGAGCGCCTTGTTCTGTGCCACAACCTGTCGTGCAATAGTGCTTGCTATGATTCTGGCATCGGCATAATTTACATCCTGCCCTGTAGAAATCTTGGCATTGGCATACTGCTTCAGCTGGTCTACGGCACTCTTTAGTTGCCCCTTGTCAATAGATGAATTGTAATGCGTGCTGATAGTCTGAGCGACCTCTGTTGGATTCAGCGATGCAATGCGGTTCCTGGACTCGGTAGAACTGTTAAAGTTCGACACCATATTCTTGGTGTACTCGTTTTCTGCTCTTGCCGTAATCGTTGTTGGCGTTTCGAAGTTTCTGGAGAATCTGATGTCCGTTTGGTTTGCGTCAAATCGCTGAGATAAAGGTATGGATGTGCCATCACCATAGTAAGTCACAAGGTCTGCAGACTTTGCCTGAGACGGATTGAACAAAATGTAAATAGTTGAGTGTCTGCGTGTTCCACCATATCTCCCGATATCGTAGAGATTTTTGAATATTACAGAATCGTATCCGTTACCTTTTGCATAAGCGCTTACCTCACGAGTCCTTGTTGTATGATTAAATGGATCAATATTGTATCTTTGATACTCAACGCTTGCGTCCCCAACCTCATTAACAAGTTGCTTTATGGAATCGTTTTGCATTGCAGTTTCAATTCCATCGGAGATTTCCCCTGTTTTGTAAAGATTATTTACTTCTTTTGGATCAATCGCAAGGCCGAGTTCCTTCCATGCCATAGTCTGAATCTCACCCATTTTTTTCGCTACTCCGAGAGGATCGAATTTCATCGTGTCCCACCCATCAAGGTTTGCATCGAAAATTAGTGGGTTATCAGTTTTGGCATATAACTTTAAGTTTCCGCTTGCATTGTCGTTGGAGCCAAGGAGTTGCAACAGATCATCCGCAGTCATATACTCACCATAGCCGTATCCATCATACTTGATGTAGGCAACTGGCTCTCCATATTCCATAGCGACATCCATATCTGATAATTGACTTAAATGATCTGAAATATCGAAATACTCTGGAACAAAATCTCCAAACACATCCATGAAGTCATCTCTTGCTTCATCTAATTCTTCTCGTGTTTCTGCGTTCAATCCCTTTTCGTAAGCTGCAGAAATTGCTTCAAGTCTATCGTTATCGTCCTCTGCCCATCCATATCTTTCTACATCATTCTCAAAAGACTTTTTATTTTTTGCTATTTCCTTGTGTGCGTTATCAATTATTCTTGCATATTCTTTTTCGAGTCCATCCGGGGAAATAACCGTTACCTTGTCTCTTGGATTTTGAGCAATGTACTCATCCACTAAGCCTCTCAAATCATCTGTCACGAGTGGCTTTGGAGTCCCAACATATTCCGAATTGGAATACGATCTGGCGACTTCTTTTTCATCAGTCATGAATATGCTGCGTCCATCATCCATTCGACCGAGATCAAACTCAGTGAAACCGTAATTATCTGTTCCGTGATACAGCGCATAAGGCGTGTACCCCTTCTCCTCTGCATAGGCATCAAGCATCTTCTGTGCCTCTTCAGGGTTAGACTTGACCGCTTCATTATAGGCACGGTCCATCTCCTCCGTGGAAGCGAAGCTGCGTGAGAAGCGAATGTCTTCATTCGTTGTTGGAGTCAGGTTGTCAATATTCTTTACCTGATTCGGATTGAATGCGATTACTTGGGATGGGGTATTTTCATACCAAGACACGATGATACCATCGTAACCTTTGCCAGAGAGGTAAGCCCTTGTGTCTTCGCCTTTGTCAATCAAGAACTTGAGTAACTTATCACCCCAACGAGTCATCTCGGCGACATCATAATCATGCAGATTATATTTTTCTGCAATATCATCTATAGAGAACTCAATCGGTTTAATAACATCAAATGGGTTTGTAATGTTAGCATACAAGTCCATGATCTTTGATTCCCCATTAGAAATCTTTGTAGCTTTGTCTGCATAGAATTTCGCCATTCCCACATCAGGAGTAAGGTAGATACCAGGGCCAAATTCACTAAACCCATTGTAATTGTTTCCACTTTTCGATGGGTCAAACACGGTAAAGTCACTGGCCGTTCCATGACGCAACGCAAGTAAATTACCAAACCTATCCCTAACTTTGCTATCCTTAAAGAATTCAGCTTGTTCATCAGACAATGTTCTAAGATTTGAATCCATAGCACGGCTAAACCGAATGTCTGGATTGGTTGTCGGTGTTAAGTTGTCAAGGTTCTTCACTTGGTTGGAGCTGAACGCAAGCATTACATCTGCAGTTTCATTCCCTTCCGCATCAGACCACTTCGTCCAAAATCCATCAATGCCAGTAGTTGGAGTGAGAGCTTCGCTATAGAACTGCATCGCACTCTCATAATCACGGATGCCCTGTCCAACAATAACTTCCTGAATGATATCCATGTCGTTATCATTTGCTTTCAGGATTTCACGGGCAACGGCATTGTATGCACCATTGATGGTAGAGTATTCAGGCGTATAGACATAATTGGAAATCCAGGTGTCTCTCAATGCCTGTGCTCTATCATCATAGCCATCGTTCGCCGCCATCTTGTCGGCTTCCATCTCGCAGGTCTTTTGGATCAGTTTCGCCAGTTCAGGCTGCTTAATAGTCTTCTGCCAAGAGGTTGCAGGGCGAGTAATGTTGGCGTACCCTTCGATGATCCTACCGCCATAATGCTTGGAAACTTCCTCGTCATTAGTCAGATAGATACCAAAACCTTCAGCTGTACCATTCTTGCCACCACTTACAGAGGTGTCAAAGATATTGAAGTCAGCATCTGTACCGTGGTAAACAGGCATAAGGTTACCGTTATCGTCACGGACCCGGCTATCTTTAAAGTATGTTTCTTGTTCTTCGCTCAAAATTCTTCCTGCTGCGTCGAACGATCTGGAGAACCTAATGTCAGCATTTTCAGTCGGGTTTGTGTTGTCGATGTTCTTTACTTGGTTTGGCTCAAATGCAACAACCTGCGATGGATTCTTTCCGTTGTAAGAATCCCAAATGCCATCAAATCCCTTAGACTTGAGGTAATCCATTATTGGTTCATCATGTTCACTTAAAAAGTCTATAAAACGATACCCGTACTTGGAAATGAATTGTACATTATAGTCATTCAAACCATACTTACCCGCCATATCGTCAATAGAGAAGTCTACATGATTCATTACATTAAACGGATTTACCAAGTTTGCATATAACGGCATTACCTTGGTCAGTCTTCCACGTCCTGCATTGTCCGCATAATGCTGCGCAGTCTTTTCGTCAGGCGCAAGGTAAATTCCTTTACCGAGTTGCGACCATCCATCGTAGTTCTCACCGCTTCTCGAAACATCAAACACCGTAAAGTTGTTTGGTGTTCCATGATAAAGCGCAAACAGGTTTCCTTCTGCGTCTCTAATCTTGCTGCCCTTGAAGTATTCAGCCTGATCTTCGGTAAGGTTGCGACCGTTGGAATCGAAGGAACGAGAGAACTTGACATCATTTTTAGCCTGCGATACACCCTCAGTGGAAGTAATATCGGCAGACGTTTTGGACGTTTCCACAATGGTTTTTGAAGCATTTGGTATGCCACCTTTGCTTCCATTTTTATTTTGATACATTGAATACTTCTGTGCTCGTCTTTCATCTTCCTCAAATGCTTCCATGTTTGCTTTGGAAGACTCATCGACTGCACGATCCAGTGCACCGCTTTCATCAAGGTTCACTACGATTGCAGCGCCAGTCTTGTTCTTTTGATTGCGACCTTCGGCATGAGCAGTGGCTTTATCTTCAGTGTCAAAGAAGGTGTGAGTAACGGTGCCGTTTGGCTTTTCTTCTACTACCTCAAACTTGTACGCATCGGGAGACTTCGCTTTGCCGGAGAAGATCAGTTTCGCATTCGGTTCATCCCAAATCTCTTGGTTGGCATCAGAGGCAGCCGCTTTTTCAATTGCCGCATTAGTCTGCGCATCGACCTTAGCACCTTTTGCATCTCTGTCTACGGATTCGATTCCACCAACATCTTCTGCGGTAAGCGCATATCCCTGGATGCTATTATTCACCATCTGTAGGCGTCTACTTGGGTCTTTCACATTACCGAGGTTGCCGTACAGTTCTCTGCCGTAAGCGATAGCATCTTCTCTGCTTACATCTTCCCATTCAGCATCACGGCTGCGCTTAATACGGATAGGTTCAGTATTTACACTCTCTTCTGTAGTTTCTGCCGTTGGTGCCTCAGCATTTACATCCTCTGTTGTAATTTCAGGAGCAGTTTGTTCGCCCTGCTCTGTCTCTGGAATCTCTGCAACCTCAGTGTTTTCAACGCCTTTAGGTGTCTCGGCTTCTTCGCCCTTAATCGCAGCTTCTCCCTGGGCTCTTACAATGTCGCTGAACTGCTCAGCACCGGGGCCCTCTTGGAAGATGTTCATGCCACCATAAGCGTCACACACGATCTCTTCCATCAAAGCACGGTCAGTCATAGCGGGATTGTCGTACTTTTCTCTGTACCGTGCGAGCAAGGTGTCTACCGCAGCAGAATCTCTTTGACGCATCTGCGCCTCGACACTATTAAAGAAACCTTCACCCATGTCCTTAATAATCTTGTGGAAGGTTTCATGGTCGGCAATCTGCCCCGCAGTGAGATATAAATTGTCCACGCAAACATAAACGGTGCTCCCATCGAAAGCACCGTTAACAGGGAAGATGTTACCATTGCCATCTGCAACGATTAGGTCTCCCGCGAAATATTTAATTTTCTCAAAGCCAGCCGCTTTCAGTTTCTTTGTAAGAGATGATAGCGATCTTGCTGAAGTACCTTTAACTGGAACTACATAAGTTCCTGCTACACCACCGATTTCACCTGCAAACTGTCCTGCGTCTACAGGCTTCACGTTATTCTTGGCCAGTGAGTTGTAGATTTTTTCAACTCTGTTTAATCGTTCGGCAGTTTCTCCGTTGGCTCCAAAGCGTTGTTTAATGCCATTGATAAAATTGATCCCGATGTCTGCCCGTGTTTCTTCACGTACTCTCCCGCCTGGCTCAACGGTAGGAACAACATCGACCCGTCCTTGGTCTGGATTGCTACTCTCGGCTCTGACTTCGGCTCCTTCATTTACATTTACCTCCTGTCCCTGTGCATTAGAGATGTTCGCTTCGGCATTCTGCAACATCTGCCAATAGTTGTTGAAGTATGCCTTATTGTTCATCTGTGTAGTATTATACGATAAACCAGTCCGTTTGCGTCCCTCTTTCCAATAATTCTCATTGGCTCTCTGCTCTTCCACATTGAAGCCTGTATAGTTCTGTGGAACCAAGGTGGACTTATCGTTGATGATAGTTGCGGTCTTTGGCGTGGTGTCTGTCTGCTTTCCTCTGGCATCCACGGTCACCTGACGGGTAATTTCGGGGAATGCGTTTCCATTGAAATCATCCGTCCAAATGTAATCCACCGTGCCGTTGTCGTGCTTGCGTACTACATCATAGCCTTCGATTCCTGCAGGTGCAGTTTCATTCACACCTTGCGACACATGATAAGAGACAGTATCTCCACGGCGAATCCCTACTGGGCCGCTTTCGTTAGCTGTCGTTCTTGTTGTGTTGAAGGACTGCAGCGTGTAAGCGATGGACGGCTTAAGAACATCAGATACATCTTCGCTAACCAGAGCGTTCGCCAAGATATTCACTTCATTATCGATGAATGACATGGACGATTCGCTCATATTGGACGCATCAGTCATAGCCGTGTTTACATTCATCATTGCAAGAGAAACCGCACCATTTAATTGCGCTTTCGCATTGCTATCGCTTTTATCTACATCGGCAAGCTCATACAACTTGTTTGTTTGTGCTTCACTGCCCGACTCATTAAGATAATGGATCAGATCAACCACTTCGAGATTGTTTGGTTTACCACCATCCTGTACAACTTTCTCTAAATTGGTTGCTAATTTTGCCGCTTTAGTTTTTTCATCCTGCGTTGTTTTAGCAATTTCAATCAGACTGTTAACAGTTGTCGGGTTGTTGTAAACACTTGCCGCTTTGCTTGTGTTTGCAACGCCAGCGCCACCAGTAAGTACCGTCGCAATGAATGCTGTAAGCATGCTCTCGCCAACTTCTTTTGGATCGAGCTTTGCATCCTTATCATAAGTGATCCGTTTGATGAGCGGTGTCAAGACACCAGACACAGCCTCTTCGCCCGATTCCTCAATACCAGCAAGACCAAGGTTGCCGACAGCATAAATTAGAGATTGACCAATCGGAGATTTTGCGACTTTTCGAGAGAATGTACTTAATGCGGATTTGCCAATACCAGAGCCGAGCCAACCCTTACCATAAGCTGCTTCAGCAAAATTAGTTGGCGATAACATAGTTTCGGTCGCAACTTCGAGACTTGCTGCCAAGTTACCATATACGAACGCTTGGTTTTCAGTTGCACCATCCTGTCTTGCTTCAAGGTTTGATGCGCCTAAAGACCTAAGATAAAGTGGCGTATACTGAGAAATCTTTGCAGGTACCCCTACAGCAGTTAATGCAGCAGTGATTGCACGGTCTGCAGACATCTCCATGACATTTGAGCTAACATTAACAGCGGTTTCGCCTATCTTGTTTGTGCCTTCTTTTGCTTGTCTAAGATTCTCCTGGCCGGCCAGTTGCAAAGCATCTGTGGCATTGCGTTGATCAAGTGCTTGTTTGCGCATGTCAGCGTTGGTGCGCATAGCGTTTGTGACCGCTTTATATGTCGCAGGATTTAAATTTTTGCGAAGCCACTCATCGTCCTTATCTTTATAGTAGTCAACTGCATAATCGGTAATACCAACACCTTTCACATTATCGCTCGTGTCGTTTAATCGATCTGCAGCAAACTTATTGATTGCAGTAAGCCCCCCACCTAATGCCCCACCATAAGTCTTGGCTGTACCGATAATCGTATTATCAACTCTCGTCGGCTTAACAGTTGACATTGGAGCAGCCTCAATTGGGGTGTTCTCAAACTGCCGTTTAGAATAGTATGACAAAAGAGTGTTCTTAACGGTAGAGTCTGCGCTCTTGTCGTTAAAAACACTCTGGTCGATTTTGACGGAACCTGGGGTAACAGTAGTCCCCGTTCTTCCGGCGGTCTCGTCTCTCTTGGAATAGTATGAATCCAAGTAACTATTGTCTGCTCTGTTGGTGGGCTGTGCACCAGCTTCCTGCGTAACCGCTTGCTGCGTAGTTTGGGAATCTACAGACTTTGTGTCGATTCCTTTCTTTGCCGGATTCACCTTCCCCTGAAGCGCCGCTGTAAAAGCGGCGGGATCAGTGGAAGTCTTCTTCAGCGTATTTGTAACATTTGCAACTGCGGCATCTTTCTTGTCAGTAACAGGAGCATAAGGTGCTTGTGAACTTTGAACTGAATTTTGGATTCTTTCGGCAAGTCTATCTTGAAGTGATTTCGTTTTAGCGTCTTTATTAAATAGTGCCATAGTAACTCCTTATTAGTATCTAAGTTGTGCGATCCATTTATCCTGTGCCAACTTGTCATAGAACTGTTTGTTCTTTTGATCCTGTACCCATTTGTCATAGGCGAGCTGTCTTTCGAATTGGTCATTAGAACTCTGAAGTTTACCTTGAGCATTCATGTTATCCTGATCGGCGATGTACTTCTTGAGTTCTCTATCCTTGTCAGCCTGTGCCATATTGCGGTTGGATTCAAGCAGGTTCAGCAGGGTATTGATTCTCTGCTGTCTCTCATCGAGATTTAGCTCAGCATCTGCAAGTACACCCTCACGATCAGCGTTGATTAGCTGCTGCGCATAGTCGATGATAGCCTGAGTTCTATTACCTTCCGTTTCGGCGAGCGCCTGCTGACGGAGAGCCTCTGTCGGCAACTGGCCATAGAAACCTCCACGCAGCGCCTGCAGGTCGATGTTTCTCATGGACTGATCGATGTACTGGTTGTAGAGCGGATTCATTCTCTCTCTTGCGAGAGCCTGCGCCTCTGCCCATGTCATGAAGTCACGGAGCGCAGCTTCGTCTCCAACATTGATTGCGTTCATGACATAGTTGATGAGATCGCCTTCGGTCATGTTGCTATAGTCGGTCATCGCTCTTGCGGTGCCTTCCTGTTCTGGTGTGCCGGGAAGTAATCCACCACCATTGCTGTACCCGTTTCCGTCAAATGTCCAATCGGACAGAGGACCATAATTCTTCTCGTAATCATCAAGTGTCATGCTTCCGTCTTTGGTCATGACATAATCGCCACCGCCAGTTCTGACGATATACGGAATGTCAGTCGGGTTGGTCAGTCTGGAAAGCGTACCATCAGCATTCTTAATATAAGTAACGCCATTGACTACATATCCAGTTCCAGCCTGTTGACCATCAGGGCCCAAAATTGGAACAGCCTTCGCTCCACCATAAAGCGCATCATCTGGAGTCAGATTGAGCTGAGACGGTGGGTTGCTTGGATTAACGTTTTGGATTGCGTTATAAATATTCATCGGCGTACCTTTACCATTGGTGCTATCGCCAGTCCAAATGTAATCACCACCACCAGTCTTGACTACATCGCCATCCTGGAATTTGTATGGATTACCCTGGGCATCAACCGTATGACCATTCAGGATGTACGCATTTACGACAGTGCCGTCTTTTCTTGTAACCGTTGTGGGTGTAGAACCCGCAGGACCAGTTTCGGTTTTATTACCACTGTTGTTTTGTGCGCCACCTGCGCCACCTGCGCCACCCGTGCTCCTCGCACCACCTGCGCCGGAACCATATTGACTATCCGTATCCTTTTTCGGTTGCTGAGGTGTCGTTGGTGTATTGTTGTTGCCTCCATTGAGAAGCGGAGATAAAAACGCCTCCTCCTGCTGTGACAGCATCTGCTCTGTACGATAGCCACCAGGAAGTGACGGAGCAGCACCGCTACCCTGCAGTTGATTTCTTGCTGCTGCGATTTCATTCTTTTCTGCCTGAATCGCATCATAAGCAGCTTGAACATCATTGGTAGATTTGGTCGATGGTGTACTTGGTGTGGTCGGCTTAATCGCAGGAACTTTTGGATTGGCAGTCGAAGTTACGGGCTTCGTATTTACGTTGGATGTCTTTGTGCTTTTCGTTCCATTATCCGCATAGGCAACAGAACCTGTTGTTGGAGTAGAAGACTTTCCTGCTACTCCCTGCGCTGACTGCTTCGCCGTAGTAGTCTTTGGCGTGTCTACTTTGGTGCCAACACCGTTGTTGACGGTATAACTGCCGCCACCAGTTTTAACTGTATCGCCATTCTTAAAGTTGTAAGCAGAACCATCCGCATTGACTGTTCTGCCGTTTACGATGTACGCAGTATGGACAGTACCATCAGCGCTGGTTACAGTGGTTTTCTTCCCACCAGCAGGCGTGGTAGTCGTGGTTTTCGGTGTCGTTGTGGTAGTCTTTGGTGTAGTGGTGGTTTTAGTCTTTGGTGTAGTGGTTGCGGTCTTCGCCGCATTCGCCGCCGTACTGACTACCGTCTTTGTGCCAGTTGTTTTACCACCGCCGCCAGTATCGGCCATCATTACATTATTTTTGTTTGATCCAAGAGCCATAGTCTTACTCCTTATTCATAGATCATGATGCCATAATTCTCGGCTACCGCTCTCTCTACACGGCAACCACGGGCATCCTCCCATCCGTGAGCGAAGAACACGGCATCAGCCGTATCCAGAAGTTTGATGGATTCAGCAAGGCTCTCCAGTGGAGTCTTCTCCTCGTGGTCTGGAATCACACTGTCAATGAACTCGGAATCGGGAAAACCGAAATCCTTCTTGATCTGCTCCATCTCTTCACGAATCTGTTCCTCGCTCTTTCCGTGCATAGGCATGCTAATAAAAACTCTCATTTTCTACCTCCTGTTTGATTATTGATATCTTTATCCACCTCAATAAAAAAGCCGTGAGAATCAAAACTGAAGTGCCTTCTCACGGCTCCTATTAACCTTAGTCGCTACTCCGCAAACTTCTCAAAAAGCCTGCTAACTGCAATCATAATGGACCTCGCCACACCTGCCATTTCCTGTCGCTTGATGGGGTCCTGCGGACGGAAGTTTCCGTCATCGTCACCAACTATGATGCCGTGTTCGTTCGCCCATTTGATATGCGGTACGGCCCACGAATCAGCGGATTCCTTCGCTCGTTCCTCCTCATATTTCTTCATGTATTCTTTGAACTGTTCATAAGAACCCATCTCGTCATCCTCCAATCTCTTGTTCACCTGCTGGGCTATCCAGCCCTGCTTGCTGTAAAGATACGGTCCCGGACACGCCGTTGCCTGAAAGTCTCTGTGCACCGTCATGTTGCAGCCGTTCCTGTGATGCACCCTGTCATCCTTGTTATCCGACCACACGAGCTTCTCGATGCCGTTACGCTTGCAGACATCTACAAGCAGGTTGATGAGCGACTCAAGTGCTTTATCAGATACGTGCCAGTCAGGAGCACCGCCGTCATTGGCTACCTCAAAGGTGATGGCTCTGTGGTCATTAGCAGGAGACCCGCTCGTCCACGCTCTGTCCGCTTCGTGCACATACAAGCCGATGCGCCCATCAGTACCGATTCCGTAGTTGGAACTCGCCTCACGCTTGGTGTTCTGAAATATCTTTCCGCATTGCTCCACAGTCAGATTTCCTGCCATATGGTGGATGGTAATGGTATCTATCTTGTGGTTGCGAGGATGATGGCAGTTTGGGGAGATGAGAGTATAGGTCACAAGTTTGCTATCACTCATACGATTCGTCCTCCAGTTTCTTCGCCTCTTCTTCCAACGCATGTTCGTCTCCCTTGCGTTTGTTCGTAAGGATGTCAATAGCCTTTACGATTGGTTCGGGGAGAGGCACTCCCATAAGACCTGCGTTCTCAATAATGGACAGCGTTTCGTTTGCGATGAAGCCAATGATGACCGCATCACGGATGTAATCGCTACCGATAACGAGATCAAGTCTGTACGCAACGAGCACAAATAAAAGGGTCATACACTTGCGGCACAACCCTTTCCATCCTGCTCTTGATTCAAGTTTCCCACTTTCTGTTTTTCGGGAGTTGTGGAATACTCCTGCGACTACGAGTCCTGCGATGTAGTCAATCGCCATAAAGATCACAAGTGTCATAAGACCTTCGTCCCAACCCCCGAATAATGTCGTAATTATACTGCCCACGACACCAATGGCTGTACATATTCCTGCTTTCATTTTATTCCCCCCCCTTTTCGGGTCTAAAGAGTCTTGGTTCACTCATAAATATTTCCCCTTTTCGGGTTTAACGAGTCTTGGTTGCATATATACTTCCCCTTATAGGGTATGCGTTGGAGTATGGGCTATTCGCTAAACACAGGATAACCGTTTGCACTATCGGTCACATAAGAGTATGTGTCTAATTTGCCAAATTCGCCAAATATAACACTAAATGTTCCTTTTACAGATTGTATTTTATGCAGATAATCTGTAATATATTCTGAACCATCATCGAACTGAAGCATTACAACAGAACCTGCATCATAAGCGTTTTTTATCTCTTGCCAAGTCTTGTCTAATGCCCCTGTATCATCGTTGGAGTGTACTATTAACGCACCCCCGCCAGTACCGCCGCCACCGCCAGAGCCATTGTAATTTTCAGAGATTCGAGCGAGCGAATTGCTTACCACGTCATAGAAGTCTGCTTTCCCCCCTGTCCCGCTTCCGCTTGCGTCTACCTTGTCGGCAAGTTTGGAAAGCGATTCCATAACCGTCTTCGTGTAATTAGATGTTTTACCCATTTTTCACACTCCTTTATAAACTACATGCCTGTAATAGCCGTGAATTCTGCCTCCGTGATGATGCCATCCGCTACTGCTTTGCGCAGTCCTTCGATGGTCACCTTACCTCTGCGGTAGAGGTTCTGCAGCGCTTTTGCCTTTGGACTCATTCTTCACCACCTCCATAAAGCAGTTCATAGGCTTCCTCAAGGTCCGTCATCCTGCCCATCGTGATGGACACCGTTCCGTCTCTGTGGTCGGTCACATCGCCTGCCACGTTGATATCGGAGTTGTCGAACTCATCGATGACCGTTTCTCCCGTCTCATCATCGATGGTCTCCGTGACGATAGACCAAGCGATGCCGTCTTTGAAGATGGCCATCGCATCTGCATAGGTCATCTCCAAGCGGAAGGTCTTGGTCTCACGACCGTCCCAGAACGGGTCTTGGTTTCGGCCTTCAGGGATTTGGGACGGATACCGGGTATCGCCCACCTTGATATAAAAATTCACCATATGTTTTACCTCACTTCTCTATAAGAAAATAACCTAAGTCACTATTGGAATGCTGGGAGCCGTCTTTTCGGTACACGAGGTAGATAAAGTGCTGTGCACCGTTTGTCGTGTAGGTCACCTTCGTGTAATCACTGATGGTCGTTCCGCTCTTCTGATTTCCTCTTGTGTGCGCCTGTACCGTACCGCTCGTGTTGTACGCAGTTGGATAGGATGAAGCGTCTAAGGTCGATGCGATCATGTAGTCGTAGTTGGACTCAGCGTAGGAACGGATATAGACGGTGAAGGTCGTGTAGCCTTCGAAGGTTATCTTCGCTACACCGTAGGAATTGTTCACGCCTTTGTTCGCGGCTTGATATACGCCATCGTATAACGCAGAATTTGGGTTCGTGACCGAGCCTATGGAGAAGCCGTAGGAACCTTCCTGCGCTATCGTGTAACTGCTGAACTTGATGGTCTTGGCCGTTCCCCCGATAAGGGTCTTACCCGATTTGATGGTTTTAGCGGTACCGCCGATGAGGGTCTTTCCACCCTTGATGGTCTTGGCGGTACCACCGATAAGTGTCTTGCCTGCTGCCATAAGTGTCACCCCTTAAGCGTAAGTCCAAGAGATGGCACCGTTGACAGTGGGATTGGTATCAGCGGAGTTCAGTGCTTCGCCACGAGCCATGTAGGTCGTGTAGCCTGTGTCTGCGGCATTGACTGCTGTCGTTCTATTTACTATCGCTGATAATAGCTTCCCACTCACAACGCAATCGTAATCATACCATCTATAATCTGCTGGTCTATTTACAAGGACGAGCATATACGGACCTGCACTGTAGTTATTAAGCAAAACGCCTACATCCTCACCCAAATCCTCATTTAAGAGATCTAAATAAGCGTTAACTGCTGCGGAAATATCATCTGCGGTAAGCGCCCTGAAATTGGCCGCTCCATTCGACCCATCGGGTGCAGCGAGGACTGTATTTTTGGTTCTTGAAATTGTGGCATCGTAGACTCTGGAGCTGAAGTTCGTCAGATTTGCAATATTATGATTATGACTTGCCGCAGCATAGTCCGTCCCAGCCACCGCAGCAGTAACACCGCCTGAGCCGTTGCCTTTGAGGATGCCAGATGCTGTAATCTGACCCTGTGCGTTCTGGTATTCCGCAGTCCAAACATTAGCAGTAGAAACACTAACAACCTCCACGCTTGGGCTGCCAGTATTTCTCACGAATACAATACTTGTAGTCGTGCAATAGATAAGCCGAAAAACTTTCGAGTCATTGATTGTGAAAACAATCTTTCCTGCTACATGAGCAGCTCTAATGTTGGCAAATGTTTCTGTGCCATACGCCGCAACGAACACCTCAGGAGGTACTTCCTTGTTATCGACATACTCTTTTGTTGCAATCTGCGTTGCGGCTGAAGATGAAGTCGGTGTCGGTGCGGTCGGAGTTCCTGTAAACGCAGGAGATGCAAGAGGAGCTAAAACAGCACTGGCTGTATTCCACTGTCCTGCAGCGGTTCCCAAAGTATATAGCGTAGAACCGGCCACAGCCGTGAACACAGTCATAGTCATCCCCGATACAGTAGCAACTCGTGTCAAGGTATAGACGAGTCCATCCTTCTGAACGATCACAACTTTTCCTGCATCATGCGCCGCAACGATATCTGTGTCAGCGGTAACGCCGTATTCTGCAACGAAGACATCAGACGAAACCTCCTCAACACTTACGGTTTCGTTCCCCGTTGACCGATTGTATAGGAAACGCACACGAAGGTCATATGGCTGACCGAAATTGCAATAAAAATACAATGCCATAATGCCGTCATTATATGAACCGCTCGTGTAGATGCAGTATTGAAATTCGCTTAGGATGACTATGGGTAATTTTCCGTCCCCAATTGCGGCCCAAATCTCAAGGGCTGTTTTGTCGGCGGTGTAGGTAGTTACGCCAGTATCCCGGTCGTAATCCGATTCAATATTTACCCAGAATATCTCAGGAGGTACTTCCTTGCTGTCTACATACTCCTTCGTTGCAATCTGCGTTGCGGCTGAAGATGAAGTCGGCGTAGGTGCAGTCGGTGTTCCTGTAAACGATGGGGAGTCTACCAGATTTGCAGATGATACAGTCCATTGATCTACACCTCGTGTACTAACCGCTGTACAGTACGCAAGTGCGCTACCCATTAGAGGACGAGCAAAATACATCTGCATCGTCGCATTATATGCGTAACGAAAACTAAGGATATAGAAGTTTATACCCATAGTAACTATTGGCAGCATTCCCGATTCTGATGCTGTGTAAATATCACTGATTGTTTTATCAGCAGTATAAGTATGCGTATCCGTCTGCGAATCATACGTATCAGTCAAATGCACCCAGAATATCTCAGGCGGTACTTCCTTGCTGTCAACATACTGCTTGGTTGCAACGTCCATGTTGTTGGTCGGGCCTGCACCTACCGTCAGTTTGCCTGCAAGCCATTCATTGCCCAACCAGTCAAGAGTACGGGCGTTACCTTCATACGTCAATCCATTTCCTACGACTTCAATATATTCTCCAGCATAATTTGGATCGTACTCTGTGTTGAGGTAGAGGAAAAACTGAGGAGACAAAATTGGCAAATCTTTTGCAATCAAGGTCACCTGATTTGACGAGACGCTAAAGCTAACTATTTCTGCATAGTCGCTCTTTATGTCCTCAATAGCATCTGCGGCAACCCCTCTTGGCGTGAAGGTGAATTGCCATTGTATAGTTTTTGTTTCAGGGAATCGCAATGCTGTCCAGTCGCCATTCAAATCGTACATACGATCCCAAAGCGTACCCTCGGAACTGTCTATAAACCTTTCCAATTCATCTGCATCTGACTGTGTAATTTCCCCATCCCCGTCAATATCTGCGCATCGCAGAGATGTAGGGTCTGTAATCGTGGATTGCCCGCTTAAATGCGCATTCACTAAATCGAGGTCTTCTTGATTGATTAGTCCATCGCCATTTATATCGCCGAGTTTTCTTCCGTTATAGCCGCCTTGGGCTGCTACATTTTTATAGTCATAAATATTACCACGTCCGAAAGTGTGCTGATAAGCACCTAAAGCCGCTGTTGAGCCTTCCGCATGCGAGGTAAGTCCATATGCGCTTGAGTTATACCCTTCCGCATGAGAATAGTCTCCAAAAGCATCTGTATGTGAGCCTTCCGCATGCGAGGCCCAGCCAAGCGCACGTGAGATATCCCCTTCAGAATGTGAGTAATCACCACCTGCGGACGGAGTGATAACGCTCATGTATCTTGCTGTGACACTCTCAGAGCTATCTGGAACTAAAGGGCTCTCTAAATACAGTTTCTTATTTTCAAAATCAATAGATGTTATACGACTGAGATGTATAATATCCTCGTTATAGTCATCAGTAAGGTGTTCGGAATATTCAATGAGTTGTCCTGGCGCATACGACAAACGCCATTGTCTTTGGCCGTAATCCCAGTCCAATGTCGTGGCGTTTAATGCACCTGTGATTTTAATATTTAAGGAATACCGATCCCAAGTTCCTTCAGCATGAGAACCTCGTCCAATTGCGACTACGCCCTCCCCTTCGGCGGTAGCACTCTCCCCAAGTGGAGAACCTTCCGCCCGCCCTGCGGTTACATAGTCCACACCCTTAATCATCGGTGTGTCAGACCAACTTGCGGCAGTTCCATTTGTGGTTAAGAACTTTCCGCTATTCCCTGTCTGATCTGGAAGAGCATCGACAGAGTCCCACGAAAGCGCACTGCCGTCCGTGGTCAGGAACTTACCGCTCTGTCCGCTCTGAGAAGGAAGCGGTGCCTGATAGTCCGTCCCTGCTACAGCGGCAGTAACTACACCATCGCCCTCGCCTTTGAGGATACCAGTCGTAGTGATCTTCGGCTGCTGAGGACCAACGATAGATGCCGCTTGGTCTTTATAGTACTCAGCGTTATCGTGGTAGAACTCGTCATCGGGACCTACGGGAATTCCGTTCCTTGTGCCCCTTGCCGCCGCTTCAGCATCAGATGCCTGAGTGCCGACAGACGCAGCAGAAGCCGCCGCAGCAGTAGCAGAGTTCGCCGCATTGGTCTCAGAGGTGCTTGCGTTGGATGCAGAGGTAGCCGCCTGACTTGCCTTCGCACTTGCAGTGCTTGCAGATGCCGCCGCATTTCTCGCTGCCGTTTCCGCATCGATCTTAGAGCCTGCAGCATCCGTTGCATAGTCAAGAGCCTCGTTCGTGAGTTCCTGTGTTCTTGCTGCGTCTGATGCCGCATCGCTTGCAGATGTTGCAGCGTTGGCTTCAGAGGTGGCGGCATTGGAAGCGGATGTAGCCGCATTGGAAGCGGAGGTGGATGCATTAGATGCGGAAGTCGCCGCTTCAGTTGCAGAAGAAGCAGCCGCCGTAGCTGAGTTGGATGCCTGGTTCTTAAATCCATCAGCAGCGGATGCGTACTGGCTTGCACTTGTTACGGAGCTTGCTGCAGCAGAAGCCGAACCACTTGCTGCGCTTGCTGAGCTTGCGGCAGCCGTTGCGGAATCAGCGGCATTATCCGCTGAATTCTGTGCATTGGTTTCTGCAGTCTCTGCTCTATCCACGAGTGCATCCAGTATATCCTTGTAGTCAGGATCGAGTTTACTTCCAACGATAGAGCCTGGTTTTATAGATGCGGTTACATTCTTACTACCATCTTGGTTGGTTGTTTCTGTAAAATCAATCTCAGCTGAATCTACGAATGTAATGGCATTGAACATTGCGCTGACATCACACTCACTATAACTACCATCCTCATTGGTAATGCGTAGTTTGTAAGTGCTTCCACTTTGAATGATGGACACGGACACGGGAATCTTCTCAATGTTTGTGTCAATAGTCGTAGTCGTTCCACCCTTTGTTTTAATGGTGAACGTTCCAGTCGTGCTATTGTATGTAATTGTCTTCACCAAGGAATTCGCGTCTGCGATGGTCTCAAACTTGGCATCAGCAGCCGCTTTCGAGTAAGTATTTCCGGCAACGCCTGCTGCAACTGCTTGAGTAAACGCCGTGGTAGCAATCTGCGTACTGCTGTCCTCCGTGGATGGCGTTGGAGCAGTTGGTGTTCCTGTAAATGTAGGCGAATCAATCGGAGCCTTCAGCGCAAGAGCAACTTCCAGTGCAGTCCTGATTGCGTCAGTGTAATTCTTAGTCGCAGGATCGGAACCGACTTCGGGAGTCGCAAGATTCGTAATCTTGTTGTTGTTCATGTTGAGCGTTCCGCTCATAGTTCCCCCAGCAAGCGGAAGGTAGTTTGCTTCCCTCGCAAAAGCCGGATGGTAGGTTTCTCCGTCAGTCGTATACTCAATGTCGCCGTTCATCTTCACTCGAATGGCTTTGATGTCACCACTTGCAACACCGCCAATCTCGTTAATGTCAAGCCCGGTGAAGTTAAGGTTGTCTGCAGTTACACCGCCAGCACTCCCATCAGAGTGGATGGAAGTCGGGTTGAACATTTTACAGAGTTCATCAATATCGTGTGAAAGTTGTTCAGGCCCCATTGTATCCGTAGACGGATTACCTTGTGTACCATTAAAGGTTCTTTGTGGTCTGTAACTCATTGAAGTAATACCTCATCTTTCAAAATTGTCGGGATAACAAAATCGGTCGGTTCGTAAACAAAGCCGATTGCAACAACCGTCAATGGAGAGTTCAGCTTATTATTCTTGATCTCCAACTGGAATGTGTTTGACATCTGTGTCAATTCCACCATTTTTACAATGGCTTCACGGAAACCCCAAATCCGTCCCCAATTGCGGCCCCAAACAAGAGATTCTGAAACATCAACAGTATTTAAGTTGTACTCAAATATATGATCGTTGTATCCCATGATGATGCGGCAGTCCGCATCGATCTCACTCACTGTGGTTGTCTGCTTAAAAATAATTCCAACAAGACGAACAACCTTGTTTACAAAAGGATTCCCAAAATGGTATTCCTTTGTCTTTATATGAAGGTTTATAGCCTTGTCTTCACCAGTCTCAGCATCTACATCACAGATTCCAACATCGACCTGCATCAAGTAGTTTGTGGATGCAAAATAGAATCCATAGCCATCCTCGAACCATGCGTTCACTTTCCATCCTGTATTCTCTGTGAACGACTTGGTTTCCCACTCGAATTTCAAAACTCTTGTATTGCCTTCGTCTTTGTCGGTGTTGTATGCAAGATAGTAAACGTTGTTTCGGAAGTAACCCACGCAATCTTCTTTTGAGTCAATGGATGCGATGGTGTTATCTACACGGGAACCTGTAATCTTTTTAATAACTTCGTTTCCTTGAATGAGAACAAGGTCGGAGTTCAAAATAGAAACGGATACGTTGTATAGACCGTCCTTGCCAAGATAAACAAAGGAGTGAGGAGTAAGAGCGATACTTCTTGGACTCATGCAGCCATATGGAAGGTTCAATGGCTTCCATCTGGCATCCTCAAGGGCATTGATTCCACTCCATACATACCAACCATTTTCATAAGACACCAATATAGACTCAGACAACTGCATCATAGCGGTTGGTTTGCCGTATCTGTTCTCCCCGTAGACCCTGTTGTAATCACTCTTGAAGTATGTAGGATTACCGATCTCAGAATAGAAAACTGCGTTATCGTCCGGGTTTCCTGTAGCGAATACTCTATAGGAAGCAGTGTGCACAATAAACATCGTGCATTTCTTGATTGGAGCCAAATTGTTGTCGTTGATTTTGCCCTCTTGTGTTGTCGTATATGTGATTACGCAGCCAGTATCTCCAGCATCAACATAGCCGTTACTCACAAGACCGTTTGTGTTCTTGGTGAAGATAACCGTGTTGCTTTCTTTCTTGGCAGTCCACCCTGTAATCGATACAGATTTGATAGCATCAACGATTGTGTTGATGGATGCGTTTGCACCAACTGATACCGTGTGCGCATTATCATCGATATAAAGGGTAATTGTACCTGCTGCGGTGGAACCGTTCACAACAGTGATATAAACGATCTCCGGCTGAGACGGATCGTAAGGGGTCACCACTCTCGCAACCGATGATGCAAATTGCGGGACTTCCGTAACATCCGTCCACTTTTCTGTGTCCTTATAGTTCTCCGTTGCTAAATTGATGTTGTCTCTCGCAACCTTCGCTTGGTAGAAGTGACCAAGATCACCCGTAGTGGAATTGTCATTATTCCTGACAATCTTTCCTGCCGGAACAGATGCCGTACCAGCTTCAGAAGAAAAGTCGTAGTCGCCAATGCAATACAACTCAGTTCCATCGCCAAAATAAAACTTATTAAATACAACAAACGGGTAAATGCGAGTTGCCCCTGCGGTGATAGCTGTCTTCAGTGTTAATCTATCCGTGTCTTGGTTATAGTCATAGACTTTGCTGTCAATAACAATAATCCGTTTATAGATCGAACCAATAGACCAAATATGAGCGTCAGTCACTTCAACCTTTGAGTAATAACTTTTTACAGTTGATGTAGCTGGTGTGAGGATTATCTTATCCCCATCAATCACGGTCCCGCTTACAGTCAATCCGTAAGATGAGAGATTCACGGTTATATCGTCATAATGCCAAGCGTTGTCTTTGTAAATAAATTCATATTTATCTTCAGGCAATGTTCCTGGATTGGAAAAAGAGACGGTGAATGTTTTATTATTCATCGTCCGAAGTTGCTTTGCAAAACTATCAAGGTTGATGTTCTTACTGCCTTTTCTTGTTTTGAAAGACTTAATCTCAGCCGAGTATTCCGCATTTTCAGAAAGCACCACCTCGTTATCCTTAATGGAAATACCAGCAACACTATCATTAAACCCACCGCTGAAGTCTGAATATACCTGCTGCAGAAATTGATTCATACTCATCGTTAGTACCTCGCAGGCATGCGTCTATATCTTCTGTTGGCAAGATCAGTGGCATTATCCATTTCATCAAGGTGAGACCAAAACAACTGGTCATACTGCTGAGAATCTGTATCCCCCTGCCCGTAAATACGTGCTCTCATTCTTGCGGAGAGATAGTATTTAATAGTTTCAGCATATCTGTCAGGAATCGGTAAATCTGCTTCAACAGTCTGCGGTGGATCAGGTAAATACCTGAATGTGATATCGAATGTTCCTGGGTGGTAGAATGTGATAGCCTCGTTGCTAACTTCGAAAAACGGAGCCTCAAGAGGTCTTCTCGTGTTGTGTTTTGTGACCTTTTCGAATCTAACCAGTTCACGGTCAAATTCATAAGAATCACCAGCTTCTCTATTGCCGTGCGATTCATAAGTCACCGTTTCTATTGGTGCGGCAAGCGGGTGTTGTCTCGCAATATACTTAATTGCGTCTTTGATCCACATGAATGCCGTAACGCTTTCTATTTGTAAGCCCGTCTGCAACTGGGCATCGATTCTGATTTCATTACTTGTCATATACTGATACCCCCATGCGTTCTTCTGTATGAGCTGTTCAGTTCATCTCTTTCCTGCGCAAGAGAAACCTCCTGCGCCGTTTCATAGGAAGCGGCTTCCATTTGATTTTTAAAATCATGATGTTTCGTCTCCTCCAACTTTTTGTTGGATGCTTCCAAATCTTTTAATAACTTATCCGTCTTGGCTACCAGTGTCCGCTCACAGTAGTCAAGCGTTCTTGAGTCAAGCGCATCAAATGGAACAGTAAAGCAGTAGGTGTTCCCTTTGTTGTCTGCGCTATGCACCTCATAATTCCCTGATCTCGTGTCGTAGACAATAAAATAACCGCTTTCGATAGCGGTTATTCTTTCTGCAATCCCATACAGATCATGTTCTACGATTTCGAGCCAAGGTCTTCGTAAATGCAGACTATCTGCAGTCTGCCTGACCCTTCGTTTCATTTACCCTCCTCATGATTAGAAGCAACCCCCACCCGGCGATTTGCTACTGGCTTCCCCCCATAAAAACAGGGAGAGAGGAAACCCTCTCCCCCTGATAAGGCTTGAACTAAACTTCTGCAATGCCAGTGATTCTGCCGTTGGCAGCAGGCTTGGTGCAGAGCAGTTCTGCGTATTCGACCAGTGAGCCTTCGTAGGCTGCCTTGTCTGCGATTCTGTGCAGGATAGCACCGTCGAGGTCCATCCAATCCCAGTCAGACAGTCTGCCGAGATACAGCCACTTGGTGTTGATGAGGTCCATCATATTCGGCTTCATGTACTTCTCAACGGAGATGGGTACATGGCCGTAGGACACCAGATCGTAACCGCCGTTGACCTTCATGTATTCGATGTTTCTCTTATAGGTGTTCTGCTCATCGATGAACGCTCTCTGAACACCATAGGAGCAAGCGATGAAGTTGGGCTTCTCACCTACTCTTGCATCGATACCATCGAAGCCTTCCTGAATCCACATGGAATCCAGAGCCTGCGGAGTTCCGCTGCTCGCCTTATCCAGAACGATAGGCTTGAACCAGTTGTTCGTGGTTCTGTCGATACCGTAGATAGTAGTGGCGGTCATGATGTCGCCGATACCAGTCAGCTCATTGCCATAGTTGCCGGACAGTACGATGTAGTCGTTTGCAGCAAGGGTAGCATTGGCAGCCAGGGTGATAGTGCCAGTGGCATAGTCAACATCCACGATCTCACCTGCAGTCACCTTTGCGGTGAAACTGCCGCTGGAAACAGTGCCGATGTCGATGAACTGGCCAGGATAGAAGGCGTTAATGCTACCGCTGCCAGCCTTCAGGACAAATGCCTTTACACCAGAGGTATTAGCATTGACCTGACCCATGATACCCTCAGAAGTGCCAACCATGTTTCTGCGGAGCATATCATTGCCGTCCACAACGAGGTTGTCCATCATTTCGGTAACCTGATCTACGAAGGAAGCCTTCTGATCTTTGGAAGTACGGATCATCTTGTCGGTCAGGCTGAAGCGTGCATACAGGTTCTTTGAGAGCGCTTCGCCCTGTGCGTAGTTACGAGCGGAGGGAGTCGGCAGGTTGCCATCTTCTGCTCTTGCGCCTACGCCGCCGGAACGACCGTACTGCAGGGGGAACTTAAACTTGTTGCCCACGATGTACTTGCTGCCCTTCTGAACGGCTGCAAGGATGGGGCCGGAACCCTCATCGAGCTGCTTGATGATAGGTGCGAGGTAATAAGTCTTGAGAGCGTTCTCAAGAGTGGTTAAGGTTTCAAGTGCCATTGTTTTTCTCCTTTACCTTCTAAGGTCTCCGAGGAAGAGGTTTCTTGCGTCCTCCATACTCGCCGCAGTCTTTGCGGGAGTTCCGGGAATCTGAGTCCCGCTATTGGAGATGGTTGCAGGTCTACCGCCTTCCTGTAATTCTTTTAGATAGTTTTCAATTACTTTGGACTTAATGTTATCGTCCATGATGATTCTCTGAACGCTGTCGTTATCTGAGAGATAGTCATCAAGAGTTTTGCTGCCTTCAGCATTCGCCTGACGAAGCTGCTCGATAAGATTGTTCTGAGAATTCATCTTCGACTCCATGTACGCATCTTTGTACGAACGTGGGTCTTCAGCAGAAAGATTATTGTCGTTGATGTACCGTGCGATGTCTTCGAAATAATCGTTCGCATCAGGTGTAGCATCGAGGAATTCACCGAGCACTTTCTTTACAGATTCTCTGTGTTGAGCGGCTTTTGATTCTTCCAGTAAAGGTGCCAGTTCATCCTGTAAACCAGAGAGACGTTCCGTGACATTCTTGTCTGCGATCTGTTCAGCGAGATTGCGGATATATCCTGCAGGGTTGGCGTAGAATTCTTCATTGAACTTTTCTTCATCGAAGGGTTCTTCTTCAGCCATCTCTTCCTGCGCTTCTTCTGCTGCAACATTCTCCTGAGACTGTGCAGCTCTTTCCGCTTGATTCTGCTTCACAATATCGAGCAGTGCCGAAATGGTATTGCGCATCTCCTGTTTCTCCGAATCTACGGGAGGGGTAGATGCAGGAATACCCTGTTCGGGCGCTGCTTCAGCAACTGGTGCCTGTTCTGCTGCAGGCATGCCAGATGCTTCTTCAGCCGCAAGAACTTCAGGTTCAGCGCTGCCTTCAGGCGGTGTAGATTCAGCTTCGGCAGCATTCATGTCCTGTAAGAACATCTCTGCGGGTGTTAACTGTTCAATGGGTTCATTCGTGACAGTAGTGTTATCAGTAGGCATTTTTTATCTCCTTCCTATTGGGTTCCACCACCAAATGTGGCAGGACTTATCGATCCACGCTGAATGTACGGAGGATCGACATTCATCATCTGTTCTGCTTCTGTCTTTCTCTGAAGCGCTGCGATATGTTCATTGACGTGCGCCTCAAAGATGGCATCCAGTTCAGGCGTCTTTCTTACATAGTCCTCATATTCAGCCTTGAGTCTGAAGTTGTTGTGAACGGAAATGTGGATTATGTCATCATCGTACTCTGCGATGGTGGCAGGTTCTCCAGTAATCATGGCGTTGTTCTCACGCTGCGCCCTTCTCTTCTGATCGTCATCCGCTTCTACGAAGCTCTCCCAATCGCCAAGGTCGAGCATCTCGAATACCTTCGCTCTGCCTTCAGGCGTGATGTTGCCAGTTTCGGGATCGTTAAACAGACCGCCGTTGAGCAGTTCAACAACCTTCTGTCTTCTCTGAGCCAGGGTGTCGCTGCTTTCGGGTTCGCTCTCAACGAATACATCAAAACTGGTAAGGTCACTTCCAACGAATTGTTCGATCTCAAACTCATTGTTGCGACCAATTTCTTTCACCATTCGTGGATACGTCACATTGTTATGGTATAGGTTGAGCCACTTCTTACCGACCCTGATAAGACATTGCTTAATGTTTTCTGCCTCAAGGCCAATTCTTGTATCGTCCTGTTCAGCAAGACCTGCGATGGCAACACCGCTGGTTACCTGAGACGGAACCGTAGACTGCTTTGCGAGCTGAGATACACCGCTATAACGGTCAAAAGCATTCAGCAGGTTCTGCTCTTCTCGATTCAGGTCATCAGGCAGTGAATCCATAGACATAAATCTTGGAGCCGAAGCACCACGCCTATACACCACGAGTGAACCTGGTTCGATACCATTATCGAGCAGATAATCCTCATCGATCAGTGAGCCTTCCTCTGCAGTTAGAACACCGATGGTCACTCGGTTGATGTAGTCCTGGATTCTGTTCTTGACGGAGTTGTATCTAATCTGCAGCGGGATCATCCGCTCAACCACGGAAGTACCGAAGAACCCATCCGTCTTCAGCGCCTGCTGAACATCGAACGGAAGCATATACTCGCCGTTATCTCCATAGGTATCGGGAAGCGTTCCATAGTAGAACAGTTTTTCATCACTGCAGATGATGAGCCGCCCTGCCGGATATTTCGCAGACGGCATCTCCCACTCCTCATACACCTTTACGGAATTCCGCACGGTGACAGTGGTCAAAAGATATCCGCTCGACCGTCCAGTAATGGACGAACCATAAGCCTTATTATCAGAGGACATGATCTTGTAGGTTTCGTGTTCCTTACCTTGTACGACCACACCCCACTTTTCAAATACTTCTTCTGGTGACATCAGTACCACATGCATAATCCGCTTCTGCAGTCTGCATGGAAGCGAGACATTCTCCGGGAAGATTTCAAACGGGGAGTGAACGGTTGTCACGACATCCCCTTCATGAATCTTATGGATTACTCGCCTCTCGTTGTCACCAAGAAGGCGCTTCTCATATTCTTTGATGGGAGAGGCTTCCTCTTCCTCATAGTCCATATCACGGACTTCAAAACCAACTGTTCTTCCAGCAGAGGTATCCCATACCGTCTTGAACACTGCCGTTCCCGTAATGCCTGCAGTGAATGTCGCTTCCTGCTGCAGTTCACTCATACCAAGTCTGTTCCTGGTACTGGACAGAACTTTATTGCCGATCTTGGCTGCAGTTCTGTCTTCACTGCTTGCGCTTGCTGGCCGATTCTTGAGGTTGTTCTTCCTCTTCGAAAGGATAGCAAAACGTGTTTCAACAGATGGTGCGATCTCATTAAAGGCATTGCGTTCTTCCCAATCGTTTAATGGCAGTACTTCTTCAATGTCATTCTTGTATGCGTCAATTCTTGTGAACTGATCTCCATTGAAGAAATTGATGTTGAGACGCATTTGTAATTCAATTGGGTTTCTCTGCGTTCTTCTCTCCTCGTATTTCTGCTTGATATCAGCAATGACTTCGGATTCGAACTGCTTTCTTACGTCTTCACGAACAGTTTCATCCAGTAAGGCGACCTCTGCGGGATTGCTTGACTCACTGCCGAAGAATGATTTCATCAATTCTTTGGCCTTCTCCATTCCCCACATAGATCATCACTCCTGTTCTTCAACTATCTGTACTCGCTTCTCTTTTTCCTGGCGTTTCTTGAGAGGCGTTGAGTATTCTCTGTGCTTACCTTCTTCGGTAAACTTATAGTCTGCATAGTCTCTCGATGCGAGAAGTCCCGTTAAATATCTTCGCTCCTTTGCATTCATGCAGACATTGATGATGAGACAGATGCAAAGGGCGACATTACTAATCGCCAAGAACAGCATCTGCGTGTTCCTTCTTACACTTCTTGCTATGCTGTGCGTACTGTGCAGGACTCATCTCAGCCTTATCAAAGGTCTGGCCGCAGTATTTGCAGGTATAGAACTCCTTGCCAGGTTCAGGTGCGATACGGACTCGCTTCTGCTTCGGCTTTTCTTCTGCAGGCTCTGTCTCTTCGACTTCATTCGCTACTACCTCATCGACCGCTTCCTCGATAGGTTCTTCCGTTACGGGTTCCTGCTTGGGTTCTTCGGCAGCAACCTTTGCTTCCGCAGCACGCTTCAGTTTGATCTGTCTCTGCATCTCACTGCTGAAGGCGCTATACAGGTCTTTCGTGTGATCCTCGCAGAGCAGCAGCAGAGGTCTGTTTACACGGGTGCACACCTGATATGTAGCAAAGCATCTGCAGGTTGGAACCTCACATCTGCTTCTCCGTGTGTAGGGGGCCAGCATCAATTTCTCCATCGTTAATATCTCCTTCTCTTGTGTCTTGCCATGTGGAACATCTTCTCTTTATGCTTCTGCATAAGAGTGCGTTCATCCACCTTCTTTTCCTGACTCTTCTCCGCATGTCTGGAGATGAGCATATAGCCCACACAGTCGTATGGGTTATCTATATCCGAAAGGTCTGCGACCTTTTCAGGGTCTCTTGGATCGTTGACGAGCTGAGGCAGAATGCTGATAAGGTACTCGCAGGTGCTGAATATCTGCAGTTTGGCGTATATTCTCTCGCCGCCGTCAGGTGTTCTCTCAGTGATGGGCTTTAGATATTCGTGCATCGTGGCTTTGCGCAGAACTCTGTCCGTTATCGCCGGGATGAAAGTCTCGTGCAAACCGCCTGCCTCATAAAAGTCGATAAGGTTCTTGTTCTCCTTATCTCTATGTGATCCATGCCAGGCATCGAGTCCTGCAACGATATAGTCGAGATGCTCTTTCTTCATCCGCTTCTCGTCCTCATCGTAGTAGAACAAGGAGTTATTGAACTCTCTTGCCTGCTCGTCATACAGGAGCTGAGGCTCTTCCCGCCACCTGCTCATCTCATAGTAGATGTAGACAATGCCATCATCGGATATTGCCGCCTTATACCACGCATACGGGTCATTGTATCCGTTATCCACACCACCGATACGCCTCCAATGCTTGGGTATTGCGAACGGTTCGCAGACGTGGATGTCGTAAGAAAATTCCGGGAATGACACGTTATCGCCTGCAAGCAGCGCTTCTTCCTCGGTTCTTGGGTACTCTTGCTGTACTTTGTCACCCATAGCCATACTGGTCTTGCGATACCACTCCTCAGTACGGCTTGGGTCGGCAAAGCAGTTCAGGAAGATTTTATGGAAACCTTTAGAGTTAGCGTTTTTCCAAACGCTTTCAAAGAAACTCCCACGATAATTGGTGGAAAGTCCTACGAACTTACCGCTTTCAGGTCTGTTGATGGTAGGATAGGCGGCGTTGAAAATCTCACTCGCCCACGGGTGGAACGCCCACTCGTCAAAGAACACAATATCGCCCGTCAAAGAACGGCCCGATCCTTCCGTACAAGCCTGCGCCTTGATGGACGCTACTTCCTTGCTCTCATCGCCATACCTGATCTCTATGGATAATGCGGTCTTTATCCAGTACAAACCGCCATATTGGACGCTGGATGACCGCTTTAATTCCTTATATTTCTCATTGCTGATAATGAGCCACTCTGGTAAATGTCTTAAAACAAAGTCACATCGGTTGATAAGTTCCTTGGACTTTGTTTCCGTTTCAGAAAGGATAAGAGCCGTATATCCACCCCATCTGATGCACATATGGATGATGTAGCAGACGATAAGCCACGTAAAACCTATCTGTCGTGCCTTCAGGATGATGTTGAGCTTGTTCTCTTCGATCTCGTGAAGCGCTCTTATCTGCTCCGGCCAGAGGTTAAACGGGATAACAGGCTCATTCGGGTTAGCCTTATTCTCTATCTTGCAGTAGTTTTGGATGAAATATTCACTTGTGCAGTCGCTGATAATATATCTACGCTCTTCCTGCAGCGCCGCATATATGGCTGCATTCTCTTCCTGTGTTGTCATAACAGGTCTTTCCACCTCATATTCCCCATACTCCTTATCTTGTAGTTGCCGAACATCTCTTTTAAGGTGGGGTTTGATACCACGCCCTTGCTCGCAACCCAAGGATTCATGTAGTACTGGGTCTTCTTGCTGTTCTTTCCCTTGTATATGATGTCTTTATCGATGAGTTTGTTGATTGCTTCCGCAGCAGTCCTCCTCGATAATCCGCTCATTTCCACGATCTCAGCAAAACCGATCTCTCTGCCGTTTGGATAACGGATAAGTCCGCTCTCATACGAGACGTAGTACTGCAACTGAAAAAGAACCGCCTTCTCGTAAGAGGTCAGTTCCTTCGCAAGCAAGCGCCCTTCGTCATCGTCCAGCTTCACGAACGTTCTGCCTTTCAAATCGCTTGAGTATTTTCTGTTCAAATAATTGATGGATTCCTTGCGGATGATGCGGTCTCCGTCATTCATACCGCCAACGACCTCGCCAGTCGCTTTATCGATCAGTATTCGCTCCATTTTTCACCTTCCTCGTGCCTTTTGGGGAGGTTTTGCCCTCCCCCTGCGGCACTCTTCTTGAGGAGGTAATAAATGCATCCCTACTGCACAGCCTAACAATATCCTCTTTCCCCCTCATTTTTAAGTCGTTCTACTGGTATTTATTCCCATAAAACTCCTTTTTTATGCAAAAAATTTATATTTTTTCTGCCTCTTTCTCCTCTACGACCTCAAATTCAGCATCGTTTCCTCGCTGCATCCGCTCTACTACCCTCCGCATTACACCTGCAGTGTCAGCTACACTCGGTATGTCCCCTCCAAAATACATGTTTACAGTCGCATTCTGATCTGCATTCTGCCCCAGGATCATCTGACATTTGTCGTGCAGAATACCGTAGATCGTTGCCGCCTGAGCCGCACTTACTTGCTCGATCTTCTCCTCGATTACATTCAGCGCTTTCTTCTGTATCCGTACATTCTGCTCGATAAGTCCCGGCAACGCTTCCTTCCATATGACCTGGTACGCTTCCTTGTCCTTCTTCGTTAAACTGCCCATTTTTACCTCCATCTATTCCTAAAATACGGCTTAAAACACCCTTTCAAGTATACGTGGTATACTCCAAACCCCCTTTCGAGTATACGTGGTATACTCATCTTCAAGTCTCAAACCCGTTGATTTCACTGGCTTAGAACCTGATTTTTGGCACTTCTATCCCTCTTATATTCTTATTCGCTTCGTAACTCGTACATCCTTACCCTCTTTTCTACCTCGATCCCCGCCTCCCTTCTACCACTGCAATTACCATATATTGGATGCTTTAGGGGGAACATATATTCAGCGGGTGGAGGACCTATGCGGCGCCGGGTCCCGGGCGAAAAAAACCTCCATACCCCCGGGTCGATCATTTTCCTACATCTTATACACTGCGTGAGGGCTGCACGGTGGGCGGTGGCTGCGTGGACCGTGGGGAAACTCTGGAGCGATGGGGGGGGGGAGTAAAAGTTTCGGTGACCATATCCCACACCCACACACACCAACCACAATATCCTGTGTTTGATACCCGTTCCGTAAATGTTTCTGTTCCACTGCACACCACACACCACACCACTACCCCAGTGATTGCAAGGGTTTGCAGTACTTTTCCCTGAATCTATTCCTTATCGTTTAATTTTGGGAACAGATAGAATCTATGGTCGTTCCTGGAATATGCCTTAAAGATTTCAATTCCCCCTTTTTTACACCCTGCCTTGTAGAACTTCCTTTTTAAACACGGCAACGGCTGCGAGTCACAGGCGATTCCTTCCCCACCATTTACCCGAATTTACACACACGAATGTAAAAAGGAAAAAAGCGAATCAGAGACAGTGGCAGGAATTACAGAATGCATTGTAATTTCAACGGTCAGAAGGAACGGAAAATTACAGAACGGAATGTAAAACCTGGAGCGGACGACAGGTGAAATCCACATATAAGAATGTAAAAGCGAAAACGGACACGAAAAAGAATTACAGAAACAATCGTAAAAATACTTGCGTTTTCAAAAGTACAGGTGTACCCTATAGGTGCAGGGGTTAAGAAAACAAAAGCAACTGCAAAACAGAAAACAAAAGCAACGATACAGAAAAGGAAGGTAAAGAAAATGAGAAAAGACAGAATGAAGGAGATCAGAGTAAAAGAATCTCGTGGCGTTCAGTCCTACCACGGGCACAACTTCCATAGCGAATCCTACGCAATGGAAGGGTTTACGAAAAATTACTACTACACAAGCGATAGAAAAATTGAACTAACTGCCGACTATCAGAGAATCGACGGCAAGGCAATGAAGGGCTACGGTTTCGAGATTGAAACGGAATCCTTCGAAGGTATGGGCACAGATGTATTAGCGGAAGTATACGAACGAGTTATTTTCCCGATGTTCCCCAACGGATTATTCAAAATGCAAACAGACGCAAGCCTTGGCGGTGGAATCGCAACAGGCAGCGCCGAATGCATTACGCAGGTTATGACAAAAGAGGCAGTACGCAACAGCTACCCTGCATTCAAGGCTATGTTCGATAAGTATTTTAAGGCGTTTCACATTTCCGCTGCCAAAACTGGAAACTGCGGAATGCATATAAACATTAGCAACGCCTGTTTCGGCAACACAGAGAAGGCGCAGGAAACGGCAATTAGAAAACTGCACTACATTGTAAACAAGCACTTTAATACGATCTGTGCACTTGTTAGACGGAATCCCAACCGGACGGACTATTGCCGCCAGATGGAGTACAGAGATATTAGGACTCGTGCAATCGAATCGATCCCCGTTGGACACCGCATTTGTTTCAACTGGGACCACTACAAAAGCGGACGGATCGAATTAAGAATCGTGGGCGGTCAAAAGAATTTCGCAACGTTCCGCAACACTGTCGAATCTGTGTTCCACCTTGTGGACAGAGTAAAGGATATCTCGTGGAAGGATTGCGATTCTTTAGTGAAGGTGTTCGAAGGTTGCAATAACTATGTATACGACAGATTAAGACTTGTTAACGAAGAAGGTTATTTGAGCAATGCGGATTTAAACGCAATCGAATCCACCGTAAAAACGGTCGAGTACCTGTAAAAGTACGGGGACTATAAGTCCCCCGCTTTTACAAGGGCATTTGTAAAAACAAGCGAAACAAGCGCCAGGAATTACAAGTGCCTTTGTAAAAGTGATGGACGGCAAAAGCCGAAAACCACTGAAAGTTACAACAGCCAATGTAAAAAGCAAAGGAAGGTAAAAGCAATGTTAAGAAAAAAGTTTGCAGCAATCGCAGCAGTCGCAACCCTGCTACTTAACGGCACGATCTACCCTGCGGTGGGGATCATAACCAAGGTGGATTACGAGACAGACACGGTAATAGTACAGAGGGCAAGCGGTTTTGAATACACCTTTGAAGGTGTGGAAGATTTAGTCGAAGGCGATGTAATGGCCCTGCTGATGTACAACGACGGAGACCCCCGAACGATAGCCGATGATGAAGTAATCAGTGCACGGTATAGCGGATTTATCGCAAGCGAAATCCAGGAAGTCGGAAGATAATACCCCGAAATTGTGGGGACGAAAGTCCCCCATTTTTACAAAGCCCCGTGTAAAAACCGGATGAAGGATACACGGAAAATTACACGGAGTTTTGTAAAAGTGCAAAGCAAAGGCACTGAAAATTACATACCGCAACGTAAAAGCAAAGGAAGGTAACACAATGGCTAACTACAGATTGAACGAAGAGAAACACGGCGTCGAAATCTTTTTCGACAGCAAGCCTGCAGAAGAGATCAGAAACAGAATGAAGGCTGCGGGATTCAGATGGGGCAAGGGCTACTGGTACGCAAAGCAGAACGCCGAACGAATCGCACTTGCCGAAGAACTTACGAGCGGAAACAAGACGGAGAACGCACCGAAGACGGAGCGCAAGCCCGAAGAGAAGAAGAATAAGTACGGAATCAAGGTCGGTGATGTTTTCGGGATGAGCTGGGGATATGACGAGACCCACAACAGTTATTTTCAGGTGATTGCCTTGGTTGGTAAGGAGTCCGTAAAGGTTAGAGAGATCAACCCACGAACCGTAAGTTGTGAAGCGTGCGGACCGATGGCAGAAGACAGAGTAATTGAAATCACGAACGAAATCCTGCCGCCTTCTCCCTACAGCGTATTCATTAAGGATAACGAGCACGGAGACTTGAAGCGAGTGCAGCAGGACACAAGTTGGAACGGGAAGACCGAAACATATATAAAGATGGACCACCACTGGGCAAACTATTGCAAGCCAGGAACGGAGATGATCTACGAGAGCTGGTACCACTAAATTACAAGGCCGGATGTAAAAACAAAGCGTTGGGGAGGTATCCCCTCCCCCGCTTTTACAAATCCATCTGTAAAAACCAGGACGAAAGCACAGGGGAAATTACAGGTGGGCTTGTAAAAGTGATGTCGCAGCAAAAGCGACACGCCGAAGAGATTACAAAAGCAACTGTAAAAAGCAAAGGAGAAAAGCAAATGGAATACGCAAAGGAAGTCGAGCAATATCTGGATTATACAAACGGATATGCAGAAAAGCAGGAAGACGGCTACACGATCCACCCGCTTGGAGATGATCCAATCGAATTCGAAACCATCGAGGAGCTGACAGAGTTTTGCAAGTACGAAGTCGAAGAAAGCAGAAAGAGCCTTGCGCAGCAGGGCGAGGACCTGAATTGGTACATCGAACATTAAGGAGGAAAGCAAGATGAAATCTACAAAGAAGAATGTGAAAACCAACCTGATCTATACCATCACGATTTTCGTATCATACCTACTGTTTCATATCTACTGCCTGAACCTGATAGCAGATGGAAAGTTTTAAGGAGACAACAAAGACCCGTTGCGGCGGGTATAAATAGCCAGTTTAGCCGCAAGCGTGCCGGAGAAATCCGGCTGTCTGGAAATTACAACAACCAATGTAAAAGCAAAGGAGTGAAACGAAAATGAAGAGAACAAATTACAACATCGCATGTAATTTACATGGCGAGTATGTAGTGAAGAGCATTCCTGGTTACGTCGTTTCCGTGGACGGTTTACTGTTCGGCGTAAGTAAGTGGGGAATGTTTAGTGGAAAGATTGAAGATTCAGGCGAATGGATGGTAACGGAACTAACAACGGGCTATGCCTGCCTGCGGTGGAGAACAACAACGAGACAAGCCGCATTAGATCAGTTGGTAACAATGGATAAATGGCCCGCTATCAAAAGCACCGCAAAGAACAACATAGAAAAGGGAATGACAATCAATCCTGATGCAGAGCCGTCTGAACACTATGATGTATGGTCCACTCATACGGCATAAGTTACAGCCCACAGTGTAAAAAGCAAAGGAGAAAAGCAATGCAGAAAACATACGCAGCAGTGCACGCCCACACAGATCAGGGCGACTATGCAATGGTGGTCACGCTCACAGAAAGCGAAAACGCATTAAGTGCATTTGATGCGATAAGCGGAATCGAACATGCAAACATCTACACCACAAAGAAACGAGCACAAATGGTCGTTGACATGTGGAACGAATGTTTTAAGCGCAACGGGATATCGATTTGGAATAACTAAAGAATCACAACAACCAATGTAAAAGGAGAGAAAAGATGAATGGTAAGGAGTTATTGGAGAAGTACAAAGATTGTGTTCTCAATGGAAAACCGCTTGCAGGTTTCAATAATAAGGAACTGGCCTTAGCGAATTGTTTATACGGACTTGAGATGTATTTTCACAGTGAATATGGAGAAGACAAAGATATTAGTCTTGAGAACTTAGATCATATCACACTGGGAAAATACACAACAACAAACGACAAACTCGAATGGTTTGTGAATACAGATTCTAAGGAACTTATCCTTGAAATCGATGGCGATGAACATATAAACCACGACTTTGAAAGCCTGCAGGATTTGGCGATGTGGGTATGTGAATGCGAGAAACACGAGCTCAGAGACGATGCCTTTTCCTACTACGACAACATCTTCCTGAGATTCGGCGATGAATAACCAAGAGCGGATTTATAATCCGCTTCCAAGTTGCCGAGAAAATCGGCGATTTGGAAGTCGATTATAGTCAATCGATGAAGTTATCGACAAGGATGATTAACCCACCTTAAAACACGATTGAAGTGGGTCACAGAAGAAAGGAGAAAAGAATATGTGCGTTATTTGTGTAAGCAGAAAAGGAGCCGAGCAACCAGACCTCGATATCCTGCAGACAATGTTCAGGAACAATCCGCACGGTGCAGGTTATATGTTCGCCAGAGACGGCAAGGTGCAGATCAGAAAAGGATTCATGAAAGAGGCTGAATTCCTGAAGGCGGTCAAGGCAGAGAAATTTACAGAGGACGATGTAGTTGTTTACCACTGCAGAATTTCTACAGGAGCAGGTGTAAAACCTGAAATGTGCCACCCGTATCCGCTGACAGATAAGCGGGAAGACATGCTGAAACTGGAAGATGAATGCAAGATTGGAGTCGCTCACAACGGCGTGATCCACCAGCCCGGATGCGAGCCTGACAACTATACAGATACACAGAACTTTATCGCAAGCTATCTGTCGTGGATATTTGATGATGAAGATGCGATCCACGACAAAGGGAACAGGCAATTGATTAGCGAGTTAACAATCGGATCAAGGCTTGCAGTACTGGACGGCAACGGAAACTTGATGCTGACGGGAAAGTGGATCGAGTTTGAAGGTTTGATCTTCAGTAATGAAAGCTTCCTGCCGAGATGGAATTTACACAGCTGGATGTAAAAAGCCAGGAACATAAAGCCAAGATTTACAGAAAGGAACGTAAAAATGAAAGCATTTCTCGTGAACGAAAAAGACGCCATCGAAATCGAGATGGACAACAAACTGGATGCGTACTATGATCTACTCAACTGCAGATGCATTGACATCGTAAGCAGAAAAGTCGGCGACACCTACTTCGATATCTACTGCGACGATGAAGGACTGCTTGTGGACCATCCAAGAGTAAGCGCAATCGACTCGGCAACACACCCGATGCTCTTCGGAAACCTTATCTTCACCCACGGAAACGATAAAGGAGAGACTGTAGGAATTACAGATGAAGATGTAAAAACCATTATGGATAATGTCTACATGGTTATAGATCGGACACACGGAACATCTCACCCAGTGGTAATGATGGAGTTCTAAAATGAAAGACTACGGAAAAGTTTATCTTGAAGAGAAGCCGTACAAAGATTGGTCAAGAAGCGATATCTACTACGGCATAATCCACTACAGGCAGGACAAAAACCTCCCGAAACTGAAGCGTGGTCACATCATCCCAGCCTTTAGTGGTCCGCTGATGAAACGGGAATTCCTGAAGATGGTTGGAACCAAGAACGGCAAAGACATCTACGCAATGAACCAAGAAGCCATAGGTAATCTCACTGATGAATCTCTTGAAATCATTCTCAAGAAGTACAACAGGAAGCCAGAGAAGCGGAAGCCAAAATACAGGATGGAATACATCGCTACTTGGGAAGACAGATATGAGATCGTTCAGGAAGATGTAGAGATCGATGGAAACGGTCTCGCAAAATGGTTTACCTCAGGCATTGACGGACATCGCCACAGAGTGGATGAAAGAGGAGCGAAAATCATCGAAGTGTTATACAATCGATAAACTTATCGACCACCATATAAAAAGTCTCTTAAATCAAGCTACAGAGGCTCACAGAGGCATAGAAAAGACCAGTCAAACGGCTGGTCTTTTCTTTTGTATAGATTATTCGTATCAATTTGTCAAGTGCAAATACTTCAAAATTTGCCGTATAAAATTCTGCCTCATCAGGATGAAAGCTGGCTGCGAGATAGAAGTCCTTGAATCTATGATGGCATTGGCTGCGTCCTTGTCCTCAAAGTAAGTCAGCAACGCCTCACGGATTGCTTGCTCGTCTTCTGGCCGCTGATAGTCACAGACATATTTGAGCGCCCAATCTACGGCGTTGATCCTGTTCTGTTCTGCGTCTCGTTGAGCTTTCACAAATTCCATCCCGATAACGGCAGACCCTACTGGGTCCCCTGCTCCTGCTGCGTGTGGGAACCCGTCTACATTTGATGGCGACCGATAAGAAGCCGCCTTTGATTGAATCAAATCATTAAGAACCTCAACACGATGCAGTCTCTCTTTGTGGGTCAGAGCGAGCGCTATCGCTATGTTACGCAAAGCATATCTTTTCTGCACCCTGACACCCCCTTTTACATTAGTGCATGTAAATCTTCACGCCTATCGTTTCTTCTATGACCTGCGATACCTTGTTGATGGTGATGGTATGATCTTGTACTGCGGACATATATCTATCAAGCCTTTCGGAGAACCTAACGATATCATCTTCAGTCCAATCCATTTCGTCCATCGCTGTAGCCATAAACAGGATCATCGCCCACCAAATCGATTCCTCTTTAAGTTTATTCATCTGCCCGTTTGTCATCGTGACAGATGGCTTTTTACCCTTCTTCTTTGCCTTGATTCCTTTACCCATAGAGTTTAGTTCCGCACCAAGGACAGAATGGAGTCAGCCACTCGGTAACTTCAGAGTCCTCGTCCAGCTCCTCATCTCTCTTCTTGAATGCTTTCTTTTTACAAACAGAACAGTAATGATCTCCGTCTTTGTCCCACGCCCATCTTGCGTCTTTTACGTTGTCCATTGTAATTTCTCACTTTCCTGTGCTGCCGAATCCATTATCTCCTCGTTCAGTTTCCTCCAAGGTATCCACTAAATCAATTGACTCCGGCAGATAGATTGGAAGGATAACGAGCTGAGTGATCTTGTCACCCCTATGAATCGTGTAGTTCTTCCTGCTGTTATTATACAACTTCGCAACGACAGAACCAGTGTACCCTGTATCAATTACACCCTCAGATGTAATTCCGTGCTTGACATTTAATCCGCTCTTGCTTTTAAGGAATCCTGCATGACTTACAGGAATCTGCACATGCACCCCAGTGTCAATCGTTACGCTTCCATTCGCAGGAACCACGATATCCACGGGAGATTTCAGGTCAAGACCTGCGTCATATTCATGTGCTCTTACTGGCTCGAATGCACCTTTATCTAATACAATCTTCACTTCGACCTCCAACTGAAGGAATATCAGCAAAGCCAAGCGTCTCTTTGACATGCAATAGATTTTCAAGAACCTCTCTTAACATGACACATCTGCTATAGATTGCGGAAGGAAGGTTCATCACAGGCGCCGCATCACCTTTTGGTTGTGGTTCTTGACCGCAAACATACTCTGCGATATCTCTACTCTCACTTAACAACTGAGCCGATAAGCGATCCAGTTCTCCAAGTTCATTAGCTACTGTAGACATTTTTACACATTCGTTCATTCTTCTTCTCCTCTCGTTTCATCGAATCGTCCACCGCCCAGGGTGGTGCTTTTGATCGTGTACGCATTTGCCAGTGGGTGTATGGTGTCGTATGGTGTAGCCGCTGCCGTTTCGCCTTCGTGGTAGCAGACAAACGCGCATTGCTGTTTCAGGCTGGTAATGCGGCCCAGCTCGTATTTGTCGCCGTTCCTGTATACAACATACTGACCCACGTGAAATGCGCCGGTAATTTCATATGCGCCCATTTATTCCACCTCCATTCGTGCGCCGCACTCCTCGCAAAACCTCGGTGGACATTCCCTCTCTACGATGTGCCCACATCGGTCACATTCCCACACATCGCATGGCTCGTCGTCAATACCGATCCAACTACCCCTCCGTTCTGCGGACGGCAACCGCATCAAATATCCAATGCTTCTATTTAATTCCGAAACCAAAGCGGTATTTGAGTAGCCGTTTGCTTGGAGTCGCTCTTCAAGAACATCTATCGCCGCCTGTCTGCTTATGGTATCGTCATTCATTCTGCTTATCTTCCTCTCTCGGTTCATACTGCTCCCCGTTGCAACCACCCATAAGGCATCTGCCATAAACATACCAGTTCCCTATTCCTTTGGTGTTGTATATAGTTCTGTACCATCTGCACTTCTCGCAGTTCATTATTCCTCACCTTACTTGTATGGTTCGGGTAAAGGCATCCACGCCACTACATCTTCGGGGTTACTCCAATCGCAATTAAACCAACGTTCGTCCTCGCCATCAATGTAAAACCGTCCAATCTCTACCTCGTAATCGTTATTGCAGGACACAAGGTACTGCCCCTCTTCTTCGGGCAATCCCTCTGTCACAGGTATCCACCGTTGCTCGGATGGCATTCCCGATAACACCTCATCTATGGTGTCAAACCCGACCCAATCGTTTTCGCTCACGCTTATAAGACGATCCCAAAACTTATCTGCATCTATGTACTTCGGGTTACTCATTGCATTCTCTCCATCAGCGCATCTACTGCTTCTTCCTCTTCATTGCCAAACTCTTCTAACAGGACTTGTCTCACCCTTGATGCTTCCACTACATCGGCGGCGAGTTCATTCTTTATACGATAAAGAATGAACCTAACCCCTCTACACCAATCTTCCGGCATACAACTACTCAGTTCCAAATCGTGTCCGATTTTGCGTATAAACCACTCTGCATCTATGTACTTCGGTTTACCCATTCCGTCTTGCCTTCTCTTTCAGCAGTTCCTGTTCCCACTTAATCCAACCAGGTTTGTCAATCGTTGGATCACCATATAAGTGCATCCGCTTTTGAAAGTCACAATCCTGTATCATCACATAGATGGTTTTGTCACTCAGCTCCTCCAAGTGTGGGCTGATGATGTCACGAACAAGGTCAGGCATATAACTCTCCCTCCCTTGGCAATAGCGGATAGCACATATGCAGAGTGTGCCAAAGTCCTCCTGATTCAGTGTGTAAGTTCCCATTGCCTCCTCCTTAAATCTTCCCGAAAATGAATATGGCAGCCGTTGCAGGATTCGAACCTGCGCATGGGGGAATCAAAATCCCCTGCCTTACCGCTTGGCTAAACGGCTATGGAGCCACCTGTGGGATTCGAACCCACATCTTCTGGTTTACAAAGCCAGCATTCTACCAATTAGACTAAAGTGGCATGTGACGAGGTATTATTATTCGACCGCCCCGTCATCAGTCTCAACGCTATCACCGATCGGTGTAGCTGGCGCCGATAGTAGGATTTGAACCCACGCAGACTTTTACATCCCTCTCTGTTTTCAAGACAGACCTCTTAAACCACTTGAGTATATCGGCATAATGGCGCAGACGATTAACTGGCTCCTGCGCCCAAGCACTGGTCTTTCCAAAAGAAACTCAATTAAGCAGGGTCAAGAAAAGGATTGACATAGTTTTCTTTGTTTTGCGGCCTACTGTTACTTCGGCATGGCGTGGAAGGTGGGACTTGAACCCACACACGGATCACTCCGCTACTCCGGCATTAGCAGTGCCGTGCCTTACCAATTAGGCTTACTTCCACATAGCTCGTTTCCAATTCTGCAGAGGTACGGGCGAACCTTGCCTGTATATGGTAGACAGACATTGACCAGCGATTAACCTCACGCTTGTTGGAGTGGTGGAGGCAGCAGGATTCAAACCTGCGTTCCGGGTTGATGAGGCCCGTTGTTGTCTTTAGCATACCTGCGCATGTAATCATCAAACGCCTCTTTGCTTACGCTTACACCCCCATGTGACTTCGGACAAGGATTTGCACCTTGCATGATGGTATTGCGAGACATCTGTAACCACTTTACTCTCTAACTGATAAGCGTCTACCTATTCCGCCACCGAAGTCATTGGCGGGATATGTAGGATTCGAACCTACAACCTATCGGTTAACAGCCGATTGCTCTACCGTTGAGCTAATATCCCGTGCCCCCACCAGAGAGCGAGCGGCGTCTATGGTTCGGTGGGGTAAGTGTTTTCGTGTGATTTCGCAAATGCGTGGCCGCTCGGTCTCTATATCGAATATGACCCAAGCACCTAAGGGTCTCGATACCTATTCCTCCAGTTCGATGCCAAGGATCATTCTCAACTCATCAGAGCATTCCTTTTTCTTGCGCAGCAGATTCTTAACGGCTTTTATCAGGCTTAAATCATATCCGTTTGTGAAGGCAAGGAAGGTTAATGCTTCATTGAAGTTGTTGATCTCAAGATTTTCGAAGTCATCTTCTTCAAGTTCATCAGGATATCTGTGAACCTCAACCTCAACATCATCGTCATCAATCAGTTCATCCAGATAGTCAAGCAGTTTCTTTGTCTCTTCCTTATTCATCGTGTTCTCCTTTCGCACACCAGAAATAATGGTCGGGATAGCAGGATTTGAACCTGCGACCCTCTGCTCCCAAGGCAGATGCGCTACCAAACTGCGCTATACCCCGTTGATTCTTTGCTTCAGTTCATCAATAACTCCATACGGGATCGTAATTTTTGTTCCGTTATATTCCACTGACACAGTCAGCTTATCTCTGTCAGAAGTCATTCTTACGAACAACAGAACATTAGATGCGCTGTTTCGATCTGTGACAACGCCAACGGTTTTTTCCATTACAGTGATTGGGTCTTTCCTCATAATGTCCACCTTGTTATGGCTGCAAGGAACGGACGGCACTGATTGCAGCCACGGATATATTCACAACACTTGGTATAAGGAGTAACAAAAGTTAGCCGTCCGTCCCATATTCACACGGGATCATTCTCCCATTGCGATATCGATAATCAACTTGTCTTCGTTTACATATTGGTTTCCAACGCCTTTGTAATCTCTGGCGCAGATTGCTCCAACGGTTTGGGAATAGAGTAGATGACAAGCACCTCGCTCCCCCCCCCCATAAGAGCCGGACATCGCACGAATCGTTACGGACACATCATCCTCGTGATACTCGCCGAATCTTTTTTCAGTCACAGTCTTCATTTAATTCCTCAGCTATTCCCTCAATCACATACAGTGCAGTCGGCAGAGCGATTCCATTGCCCCACATCTTATATTCCGCACTGTCTGTATGCAGTCCGTTGTACCATTTCAGCAGCTGTTCTTCCGTGTATTCTTTTACAGGCTTTCCTGTAAATTCTGCGAATGTCTTCCTGACTTCATTCCAGAAATTACATTCCTCTTTGGAAAAACTGTCTTTATGATCTATCTCACCCCACCCATCAGGGAATCCCTGTAGTCTGCAACACTCGGTTGGAGTGAGTCTTCTAACGATATATTTCGCATTCTCCATTCTCATCACCGCCTGTTGGTCATGCATACAGTTCAGCGCACCAACGAGTTTTGATTGACCTAACTGATCCGCTTGTCCATTTCCGATACAGTAATCATCGAAAGCAACGGCTGGTCCGTCTATTGTGTTTAATGTGTATGACACATCCTCTTTCCATCCTCGACCATTGCATCCTGCAGTATCAGCTCTGTCGATTCCATTGCCCTGTAAGCAGAAAACTACTTGAGGACCCTTGTAATCAGTTTCCTGAAGCGTGTTCGCTTTATCTTCACTGGTTACCATTGACTGCTGACGCTCATTCATACTGAATACCTTGCGTTCAATAATTCCATTCCGTCCTGTAGAAATCCAGCAGTTTATGCCAAGTGTCGCAGACTTATCTCCAGTTTCGTCTCCGTTGTACTGGTCTATTCCAATCGATTCCACAACAAGTTCATTAGTTCTCACTTCGCCTTGGTCGAAAGTGTTCAATGTGTTTGCCACCTTCCCGTGCTTCCATGTTGTAACATCGTCTTTACTCCTCACTCTTCGGCTCTTGCTGAATGGTTCGAGTATTAGCGGTACGTTGCCTCCACCAGTTCCCATACGACTGGTAAGTGTTTGACAAGTCCCACTCTCATCAATATCCACACGGCTATCCATCGGATGACTTTCTACTGCATATGCAATGGCAGGTGCACCGTCGTGAGTGCAGGCAAGCGTCGGAGACTTTTCTTCCGTTATCGATACGCTTGATTTTCCTGCGCCCTGATCTACGGAGTAAACTGGTTGGAAGATAGTTTGATAATTATTCGTCCGAAGGGATGCGCTCTTATCTTTCTGAATCAATGGTCCCTTCCCCCCCCCAGGTCTCCCTTCTCTGTCCTGTAATGTATAAGCTACACACTGGCTGTTATCTGCTGCTCAAGCGCCTCCTTCAGCATCGGTGGAAGATTCTTTCCTCGTCTCTCTGCCCTGCTTAAAATCCCTCTGCAAGCCTTGGCGCTCAAATAATATCTTGTGTGCACGTTCGCCTCTAAAATCTGCGACAAGGTAGATTCTACGGCGGCGTTGGGGGACTCCCCAATACTGCGCATCGAGAGTTCTGTAAGCAATGCTCCATCCGTCACCCACGATAGCGTCTGCGTATGCCCACTTTCCTTTTTCAGCCGGAGGCATCTCGGCGGTCGGCTCAACGATGCGAATAAATTCTTCGAGGACAACCCTGAAGTCTTCTCCTTTGTTTGAGCTGAAGGCTCCTGGGACGTTCTCCCAGAGAGCAAATCTTGGATACTTATTTGCTGTAGCATCTCGCATCTCCTTTATGATCCTGATTGCCTCCATGAAGAGTCCGCTTCTCGTAGTCTCCTCATCTCCCTTGTCTTCGTGTTTCAGTCCAGCTCGCTTTCCTGCTACACTTAAATCTTGACAGGGACTGCCGAAGGTTATTACGTCAACTGGTGTAATTTCCCCACCATTTACTTTTGTCACATCTCCAAGATGGATCATATTTGGGAACCTGCTTTTGGTCACCGCTATTGGATACGGTTCCACTTCAGATGCCATCACGGGTTCTATCCCGCAAAGCGATGCGGCTAATGGAAACCCTCCCGATCCATCAAATAGACTCAATAATTTCATTCTCTACTCCTACTGGAGCAGATCGAGTCTATCCTTTGCTATAACGAATCTATTCTTTTCTATTCACTGCTTTTCTTTTCACAAGGCTTTACGGCTCACATCTGTGCTGTGCCATCGCCCAACTCCAAGCCACATTACAGGGCATTGCCCAAGCGATACATATCGTAACCATACCAAGCCTGCGCAAAACTATACATCACTCTGCGATGCCAATGCAGAACATAACCCTTCCTCACTTTACCCGTGCAATGCTTTACCAAACTGGACTTAACCCTTGCATCTCTCTTCCATTCATTACCCTTGCTCAGCACTTCATTACCTATGCGCTTCGCTACTCAACATAACAAAACCGATGCTGCACTTTACAATACATAACCGTTGCCTTACTTAACTTTACTTGACCAGTGCATGACCAAACTAAACCCCTGCTTCTCTTTACATCACTCTGCAATTACCGAGCAATACCGAACCTTGTCTATGCCTCACCAAGCCGCACGGAACTATGCTTTAACAAAACCAAGCAATGCGCTACTTTACCTAAGCTTGACTGAACAGTACCAATGCCTCACATCGCTTTACGGAACCAGACCAATGCGTTGCCGGACTTTACCTATGCAGTGCCCTGCGTAACTTGGCAAAACTTTGCCTGACTTAGCCAAAGCACAACTCCACCCCGCCCTGCTCCACCTCTGCATTGCCTCGATGCTCAGCCTAAGCGGTACAACACATTCATGACCTTACCAATGCAATGCATTACTCTGCCTATGCATCAAGTTCTTCCCAGACAAATCTGCCGTAGCCTGCGTTCCTGAACTGGCCGAGTCCTTTGAACACTCCGTAGTCAAGCCATTCACGGATCATCGGTTCAAGGTTATCGAGCAGTGTAACGATGTCGCAGGTAATACTTGCCCCTTCGTGAATCCGCTCTGACCGAGCAAGACTGATGCGCTCACCCTGTGCCGTCTGTGCACGGAGCGGTCTTTCAAATGTGTCGATTGGGAATGCGTCCTGAATATAGAGTTTCTTCCACTCACATCCTGCTTCTACGGATGGGCGAAGATCACTCGCATATACGAACACATTGCCATCGATCTTTTTCAGGTGTGCGGTAAGTTTAGAGGACAGTTTGGATGGGTCCATCTTGCACATCTTGCAGGCTTCCTTGAAGAATCCCTTGACCTGATAGTCGTAGATGAAGGGCTTGCCATCCATCGTGCCGGGGAATACGGTGGTACCTCTCTCGGTCACGGCATCTTCACCAAGTTCTGCAATCTCATCATCGATGGTGGATGCATCAGGTGCTTTCGATGCAATGAACTGTGAGTACAGTTCCTTGTTGTTCGGCAGGCTGCCGAGGATGGGTTCGATAAATGTGATCTTGGCTTTGATAGTTTTCATTTCTATTACCTCTCTCTTCTGTTATGATGAACCTTGTAGGGATCGGTTCACCGTACTCGTTCATACTGCCCATTGATGAGCTCGTATGTTATTCCATCTGCATCTGTAAATCTTGTCGGTCTACTCGCTGCAGTTTTGGCTGGTTTGTTTTTAGGTGGCGCTTCCCATACCTCATAAAGAGACTTCCAGTCATAGATGGGTTTATTGTTCGCCATCCAGTTCACACTCTCATAGTGCTCGAAGAAAACATCGGGGTCTTTACCCTTCGAAGATATCCGCTCGTACTCTCTCACTTCATCCAACGTTGGGATGTGGTACGGCTTCGAAGTAGCGTCATTCTCAGCTACAGAGATAGAACGATAGTTCTTTTCTTTAATTCTTTTATTCTTATATTCTTTAATTGTTGTTAGTTGATTGTTAGTTGATTGTTGATTGCCTGTTAGTTGCCTGTTAGCCTTTTGATATACATCGTAGTTAACGATTGAAATTACAATGAATTTCGGGTATCGTGTGACTGTTAATTCTTGAGTAGATTCGAGATGCTTTAGAGCAGTTCTCGTGTTCTGTATTGAAATTCCAAGGCTTTCGGCGATTTTCCCGTGGCTTGTAGCAATCTCGCCACGATGTACAGTGATGTTCATGAAGTCGCAGTCCTCGATGTTTGCATTCAGGAGGAGATGGATGAACACCCTGAATGTGTTAGCGTCCTGATACCATCTCCATCTCAGAATGTTCCTGTCGAGTTTGATCCATGTTGATGGATTCATTCATCATCACCACTCTTCATCTCCTCGTTGGGAACCTGACAGTGATAGTTGATGCCATCGATAATTACGCCGACCACTGTACTTTTATCAAACTGATACATGTGAAACTCATGATCTCTGTCACCAAAGTTTTCATAGAACGCCGTCTTAGACATGAAGACCTGAAAGTTACATGGATACGCATCTGTCGGGTATGCATCAAAATCAATTTCGATGATACCCTTTGCTCTTGGGTTTAATTTCTCAACAGACTTCTTGATAGCATTGAGCCGCTTAAAATCATTGATGGTTAGCATTCCTTTACCCTCTCTTCCCAGTTATGTCTTCCTAACACACGGTTCAGACACCTTGTCCTTGGCTTTCTCATTTTGTTGATTGTGTCGGCTTTGTAGTACCGAGTACCATTCCATGTGGCAATTTGAGCGATGTAGTTACAGACCGTCTGCTTTACGCAGATCATCCGTCTCGCAGCTTTGAATTGTTTCTGCTGCTGATTCTTTCTTGGTCTCATCATTTTCACGTCCATCCTTGTAAATTTTCATCCAGTCATCCAGTTCCATAGTCACAAGGATCGCAGCACGATTCTTCTTATGGAACACTGCTGGAAGTCTACCGTTCTTTGAAGCGTCTCTTTTGGCTTGTGCCATCCAGTCATACAGGAGCATTTTCTCGCAATGCTTAGCTTCGATATGGATTCCTGGCAGACCAATCACATCTGCGTCTCCATTCTTGCCGGAGTACTGGACACCCCTTCTGCAGTCGTATCCGTACTCTCGGAGAATCTCTGCCAACTCTCGCTCGAATCTCGCACCCTTCTGCCTGCTATTGACCTTACCCATATACACTCCTTATCGGCCCGTCTCCCCCTCGGCGGTAAAGGGGGAACTGCAGACCAAGCAACAACTTAAAGCATCTAAAGGAGTCAAAGAACACCGC